GAAAGGAGGATAAGATATGCAGTTATTATATACAGTAAGTTCTGGTTATATGATGGAACAACAGAATGTTTCCTATTCGTTGGGCGGCTTTGTATCTTCCACGACAATACCTAACGACATGTTCGGTAATCTGTTTGATGAATTGAGTGTAAACACGATAAGGAACGCGAGAAACGAATACCGGGCTATAGTGCTGCACAATGACAGCCAGGAGGTGGCAAAAGGGGTGAAGATATGGTTCGAGAATCCGGAAACAAATGTGTGTTCGTTTAAGGTAGGTGCCGTGGGAATGATGGAAGGTGCAGACGGAAGCCGATATATGGGCAGTGCACCTAATATATACAGCAGACCCTATACAGTCCAGTTTTATGAGGCTACAGAGGAAAACCCGGTGTCTATCGGGGATATGCAGCCAGACCAGATGATAGGTATATGGGTGGAAAGGAGTATAGATAAAGAAAAGGCTTTGGAAGAGTATAACAACGTGGCTGAGAGGGATTTGACTACAGAAACGAGATATAAGCCTATTCAGAAGGAAACACAAGAAATGTTAAATATGCAATTTTATTGGGAATAAGCTATTGCGTATGTCATAAACAAATATTATCTTTGTGGTGTGATTGATAAGGGAGCGTTAAAACCTCCCTTTTTAATCGGGGTAGACATAATAAAATATTATCTTAATAATGAACAACATTGTAGAACTTAACGGATTGATGGGTGTAAAGGGTGGAAAGGTTTATGCCTATTTTTCAACCGAACTGGAAAAGGTGCAAAATGCCCTTGAGCTTGGAATAGCATGTACCGGGGCTGATGATAACGGGGCATATAACATCTACTTTGATGATGAAGAAAACATATGCTGTGAATACATGCAGCGTTGTGTCACAAAGAAGTTCAAGAAGGTAGGCACCATAGAAGAAGCCGTGTTGTGGATGGAAAGTTATTTTTAATATAAAAGAGGTTATGACAGAAAAGATTATTAAAAAGGAGGACGTGGAATACAAGCTGGCATGCACTTTGTCTATGGAATGGAACCGTCCGGCAAAGTATAGGTTCAAGTTACAGCAAAGAGAGCGAGGAAAAAGAAAATGGAGGGATTTATTTGGAGAGAGATATTTAGTATATACAGAGAAAGATGTTGTTTTGGAACATATAAGTAAAGATGATGTTCTGGAGCTTGCTTTTGAAGAGTACAAAAAGTATAGTCCATCTAATAACGATATGTTTTGATGAAAACACTAATTTTTGATGTGATGTTGAATGAGCAATACATTCATACGTTCAAGTACAAGTACAATCCTTTGTTTCCTATTGAGGAGGAAGAGTTAAGGAAGTTTGTGGAAGAGAGATTGCCGACATTGAAAGGGAAGAAATTCAAGATTTTGTTTTGATTATGAATCTGATTGCTATTATAAAGAAATGGTTCTGTCGGCATGAATGGGAGCTGATGTATGAGAGAAAGGTTACGGCATGGGATGAGTTAGGGTGTAATAAATATATCGCCAGATATTACGTCTGCAAGAAATGTGGCAGATACAAGAAAACCAAAAGTTATTGATATGAAACCAATAAGAGACATAAAAGATATTGAAAACTTAAAGACAGACGAAAAACTGATTGAGTTCTGTTTGAATGGTAAGGTAAATTATTACAGATTCCTATGTTTCCACCCAAGAAACACGAATTACGTAATTCTACTTAATCATTGCGAAGAACCAGAAAGGTTTTATGTTAAGAGTATTATAGACCGATTCTATACGGACTATACAACACGTGACATAATCACTTATAGGAGAGATTATGCTTTGAAAAAACTCGAAGAGTACGAGCAGGCATTATCCGAATTTGATAAAGGAGTAAAAGAATGAAACAGACAGTAGAAAAGGCGTCAATAGAATATGCCGAATCGGTTATTCGCTCATTTGGAACATGTGGGGTACCGAATGGAATTTATGACATCAAGGAAATGATTGCTAATGGTTTTAATAGTGGCACCGAATGGCAGAAGGAGAAAGTTATTGAAGCTTTGTCTTCTGTACTGGAGGACTGGGTACATGGCGGTGATATAGATTGTATAATTGCTGAACTTGAAGAAAAATTGAAATAAAATGGATGAAAGGAAAGTTCTTTTGTTTAAGAAGGTGTGTTATGATGTCGGAACACGTTTTTCTTTTATTGTAAACGGTAAGATTATCGAAACGGTTATAAGTGATGTAATGATTGATTATCATAAAAATATCAATTATGAAAAGCATTCTGTAAGGTATCATTTCTGCACTATGGACAAACATTCATTCAATGAGTTTTCTGAAAGAGAGTTAGAAGATATGATACGTAGGGGAATTGTTTTATATATTGAGTAGTAGAAAGGAGATTGAGAATATGAAAGGAAATATATTTGACAAAATAAGAAAAGCATCTAATAAATACATAGAGTATATGCTTGCTTGTGACGATGTAGCCAAAGAAGCACAAAAGCATATAGATTGGGACGACAATGTTTCATGTGAATATTATCCTGCTGATGGAATATGTATAATGATAGAAGAGCATGTTTGTTCTGCCGAGACATTCTTTGATTTGGTAGAAGAATCGGAAAACGGTATGGTTGACAAGAAAACTTTTATGAGAAATTGTATTTGACATGGAAAGATATAGGATTGTGAAAGAAATAAGGTATAGCGGGTGTATTCCGATAGTCGTGTATTGCGTACAAGTAAGAAAAGACAAACGTCTTTCATCCGAATGGGTGAATGTAAAAGATTTTGATACCTATAGGAAAGCAAGAGAGTTGTTGTATATTTTAAACGGTGATTGATATGGAAATAGTTCCGGATTTAACAAAGGGTGGTCTATCTAAAAACCAGGTAGAATATGTTCAAAAGAAACAGCATGAATATAAATTGACGGACAAGAAGAAAAAGATTCCGGGTCATACTCTGTTTTCGTTTAATCTGAAAACGAAAGAGATAAAGAGAGCTTCTATTACTAACGAAGTTTCAATTGGATTAAATGGGAAACCTATAATGAAAACCAAAACAGTTATTGAGCCGGATTGCTATTACGAACAAGCTTTGAATGAAAAGAATTTTAGAAAAAGATTAAAGAGGATTGGGTTAATATGAAAACGGTTAAGATTTCAAATTTACAAGAAGGAGATATGTTTATGTACAAAGGTGTAATGTATGAGATTGTACATAAGGACAAATGGGAAACTTATTGTAAATATGTTAATAATAAACATCAATTAAGATGGTTTTCAAGCGAATATCTTTATTGTAAATTTAGTAATTATACAAAAGTGGAGGTTTAAGCATTATGAGTAAATATAGATATAGAGAAGTGAAGAATTATATCCACAACGAACTAAAGTTGACTAAAGAGGATATAAAGGAAATTATGGTTCCAATTGTGAAAGAGGAGGTTAAACGTATCTTTCAAAACACATATGGAAACGACGTTGATATAGAGAGGTGGGTTCGTTGTATGGTTTCCAACGAGATACAAAGACATGGTGATTACTCTATGATAAGGAATTTGTGCAGGGAGATAATTAAGGAAGAAATTGCCGATAGGTTGTCAATTGATATAAGTCTTAAAAAGAAAGAGGGGTAAAATATGCAGGACGAAATTTCTTGGAATGAAAATACTTGTTATAATATTTATAATCCGTATGGTGATACTTCTCCTTTAGAACCATGTGATGCACCTAAAATGAGAAAATATCGTCCAAAAGATGATAGATGTACAAACAAGCAGATTGCGAAACGCAGGAAGAGAAACAAGAACCGTAAAACACATAGGAAATGAGTAGGTTTGAGAAAGAAATTCTTCCTTTTATAGAAGAGGAAATTATGCGAAAACTCCGTACATACAATGTGTACAGTACAAAGGAGTATGAAGACATACGAAAGGCAGTGAGGTATTCAATCAGATTTTGCAAGAAACATAAAATTGTTCGATATGAAGATAAAGATTAAATAAATAAAGGAACGAGAAATGAAAAAGTACAAGGTTTTATTTTGTGATATGGACGGGACGTTAATAGAAACTGCAAGCGGTGAGACGTTTCCAAAGGGTATATGGGACATGAAATTTAAGTTTGATGTCCTGGACGCAATAAAGAATTTGAATCCCAAAGTAATTTTTATTGTGACAAATCAAGGAGGGATAGAAAAAGGGTTGGTGTCGCAATTATCCATTTATGTAAAATGCAAGTACGTGAATGACAGTATAATGGATTATTGCGGCATTGATACGCGTTTTATGTATTGTGAAAGCAATGACAGAAGAAACCCTATGAGAAAGCCTAATACTGGAATGCTTGAAAGACTTTTTAACAACTATAAATCATGGAATGCTGGTTTAAGTGAAAAAGATTGTTTGATGATTGGTGATGCAAGCGGTCTTGAAGGGCAATTTTCGGACAGTGACAAGAAAACGGCCGAGAATTTCGGTATAGACTATATGGATGTCAGCGAGTTTGTAAAAGTTTACGGAAAGGAATTTGATTATGGGATTTAATAGAGGAACAAAGCCAGGTGCAGAAAACAGAAAAGGGCATAGATGGATAAACAACCCTAACAATGCGCATAAAAAGTGTACGAAGTGCGGCTGCATGGTTGACAGAACTTCTTCAAAAGGAGAAAATGTTTATGTATATACAGACAATAAAGGTAACAAATCGGCTGAATACCCTAATTGTATTTGATTATGGAAGTTAGTTATAAAATATTCGATTCAATAGAATATAGTATTCGTTGTGAAGAGCATGATATACATTATCCAAACGGGCCTTATCCTACTGTAGAAGAGTTTACCTATAAAGGCACTGGAAAGGTGGTAGGGTATATAGATGGAGGCTTTTTTAGGAAAGATAAGTTTTTGATAGTGGATAAGGAAACTAAAAAGTTTATGAAAGTGAAAGTAAGTGATTGTGAAATATTAGAATATTGATTATGGAAGTAAAGAACGGAATAATAATAGACGGAATTTTGCATGAAGCTGTGAATTATAGTAACGTTAGTTCTTGTAGTGTATGTTCTCTTCGTAAAGAATGTGATGAATTAGAGTATCGTTGTGATGAATCGATTTGCAGGCTTATTGATTGCAGGTATTTCGTTAATCGTGGCAAAGTAACAGACATTAAGACAGATAAGGAGGAATAAATCATGTGTAATTCAATAGAATGGGGTAAATGCGAAATATGCGGAAAGGAAGACCAGTTGGAACGTACTTATTTCTACTATTCAATTCATTGTGAATGTTGTGGAAGTAAAGACGGGAATGGGCAAAATAGGCATTTTGAAATGGTAAGACATTGTAGAAAATGCCCGGCTCCTATGCCTAAAGAAATACATCCATTATATAAAGCGATGGATGGTAAGACTTATCGTGCGAATATTTCTAATATGCTTCCCGTTGATATTCGTGGGGAGTTTATTATAAACGAACCGATAATTAAGGAGGAATAACAATGGAAAGCGATAAACTTATATTAGATGCTTGTTGTGGCAGTAGAATGTTTTGGTTTGACAAGCATAACCCTTTGGTTTTATTTGTAGACAAGCGTTCAGAAACACTTACAGCTAAGGACAAAGATAGAATCAGAACTATAGATGTAAAACCGGATGTAATAGCCGATTTTACTAATTTGCCGTTTGAGGATAATTCTTTTTATATGGTGGTGTTTGACCCACCGCATCTAAAAACACTTGGTGAAACCTCATGGATGGCTAAGAAATACGGTAAACTGCCAAAAGATTGGAAATCACTTATACACGACGGATTTGCCGAGTGTATGCGCGTCTTGAAACCTAATGGAACGCTCATTTTCAAATGGAACGAAAGTGAGATAAAAGCTTCAGAAGTTTTGTCCGTTATCCCTTTTAAGCCTCTATTTGGACATACCACTGGAAGGCAGAGCAAAACAATATGGATGTGTTTTATGAAGAGAGAAGACGATGAATAATACAGAAGAAAAGCATTGCAGTATATGCGTGCATTATGAGATATGTGCCAATTTTCAGATGTATTGTCACGCATTGAAAAGACGCATAACGGCAAGAAAGCAGGCGAAGAACTGTAAGTATTTTGAATATAGATGGAGGAATAAATAATGCACCAGTGTGACTATTGTTGTTGGTATAACGAAAGATACGGGAATTGCGATTGTCCGTATGTAATGAAGAAGTCGGCTTGTGATAAAGCTAAAAAGGAGAAAGAAAGGAGTGAGAAATGAAATTAAAACATCCATTAGATTGGTATAACGAAAACACACCATCAGAAGATGAAGAATACGAAAAGGGATGTCTATCTATCGCCTTGATAGTAGTAATCATTTTCATTGCATTAACGGTTGTAATTTTATCTTACGAATTATGAAATCAAAACAAGTATTATCAATAGAACAAATGAAGCACTTGCAGGAGCTTGGATTAGATACAAGTGATGCAAGTATATATTGGGCAAGAGTGTCGCATGGAAGCCGTATTGACGACAAATCAAAAGGTGTATGGTTTTTGAGTTTACATAAGGAATTTCAGACTTGTGGATTTATGTCATATGAAATCCTTCCTACTTATACTTTGCAGGATATTCTGGATAAGTTGCCAGAATCAGTACAAGTATATGATTTGTACATATTTAAGAAAGTAGGGTTGTGGTGGCTCAAATATGTAGACGTAACGAATAATGGAACCGTTCGTTTAGAAAAAATGCCGAAGTTGATAGATGCAGCCTATTATATGCTGTGTTGGTGCATTCAAAAGGGGTTTGTTAAAACTAATAAGGAGGTTAAAGATGGAAGAAAAGAAAATTGATTGGGAACAGAGGCGTTATGAACTGGCAAAGGCTGCAATGCAAGCTTTGATTTCAAACAGTTTCTTTATGAAAAATTTGGGTATGTATTTGGATGAACATCCAGATAAAAAGATGGATGCAATAGAAGTAGTAGCTATTGAATCAATTAATTATACTGATGTATTGATAAAGAAACTGAAAGGAGAATAATCATGGAAGCACATGTAATGAAGCTTGAAAACAACTGTGTAATTGTTGACGAGGAATATTTTAATGAGATAAAGAAGCAGTCAGAATTTAACCAAGAAAGGATAAACGAGATTGCCGAAGAAAGGTTTTTGGAATATGTCAAAGAAAGCGGTATTGAACTTTCCTATAAAGTAAACGGAATACCTTATATGTTTCATTATGATTTGTTGAACGAAATAAATTATGAAGAGAGGGGTTATCCGGAATCCGTATCAGAAAAGGTAAAGTATGCTATCGCAGACGATATAACCGAGGCTTTGAATGACAAGCTTAAGGGGCTGAAAGACGAGGCTTTGAATTATGCTTTAAGTGAGTTTGACAAGCGGAAATACGGTTTGGAGGCTACTGCAAAAATATGGAAATGTTTTGCATTGATATTTTTCATTATGACTATTGTTTCAGTAATAGCCTTGTTTTTATTGTGAAATGATGTTAATAAACCCACATTTTATACATACGCAGTTGCGTATCTCATGACATAATATTATCTTTGTGGTGTGATAAGAAACAAAGGTCAAACAATAAAAAGATAAGGTTATGAAAGAAAGAGTTTTAGAAAAGTTCGTTATGATGGAATTTGTGAAAGGCAATTTGGATTCACAGGAACAAGTCAATGAAATGGTTTCCTTGATACAGAAAAAGTTAGGTGTGTCAGTAGAGAATGCAGGAGAATTTTTAAGAAACGCAATCGGTATTAATGTTTAATAGAGAACGTCATGAAAGTATATATAGCGAGAGATAAAGACGGTAGACTGTTTAAATATCCTTATTGGACTGGAATGTTAGCGACAGAAATACCACATAAACATATGTGTGCTTATCCTTTTGACGGTAATTATTATATTCAAGGTAAAGATTATCAGCCAAAGAAAGGAGAAGAAATAGATAAAGGTTTATATCCCGAAATCACCTATGAAAATTCACCTATTTTGGTTGAGCAGAATTAACAATAACAATTTGTTTTCTTCATATTATAGGGCTATGTTTGTAGCCCTATATTTTTAAATCTGAAATAAAATGGCTCAAAAGTTGTCTGCTGGATTCATGGCAGAATTATTCAAACTTGTATACATGGATTTGAATATCACCAGGATGGTGGTAAATAATCTGACTTATCAGTTAATACCCAAAGAGTGGCCCGGGTTCAAATTCTTGCTAAAAGAGGCAACAGAAGTATTAAAGGAAAAAGATAAGGTTCCTTCTTTGGGTGTGGTGTCTCAAAAATACGCTGACAGCGATTTTGTGATTGAGGCAATAGATGCCGTGCAGTCTGCCGCCAAAGTAGACAAGGAAATTATTATAGACCAGTTGGAAGCGTACATTAAAGATGTGGAATTCCAGCTACTTTCTAAAAAAGTACATGATTTGTACGAAGAAGGAAAGAAAGAAGACGCTATACGGGTAAATGCGGAAGAGAGCCAAAGAATATTGTCCCTATCATTAAGGCATGAAGCAGGTGGTTTCCAAAAGGTTTTTGCCGATTTTGACAAAAGAATGAGAGGAAGACGGGAAGAGGAAGACGGGGAAATTCCGTCACGTGTAATGTTCGGACTTGATAAGATAGATGATATTTCGGAAGGTGGTGCCACGATAGAAGATACCGTATTATGGATTATGAGGTCGGGTGTGGGTAAATCAACTGCATTAAGATATCATGGAATGCAGGCAGCCTTTGATGGACACCCGGTCTTGCATATACAGTTGGAGGGTGGTGCGCGTGCGTGCCTGGAAAGATACGACCAGTTTTGGACGGGACAAAAATACGGGAATATCCGAAAGGGTGTCATAGATGATAAGCTGGCAGAAAAGCTTGATAAGGCTTTTGAAAACATAAAATCCTATTCTAAAGACATAGATGTATATTCGTTTGAAAAATTCGGGCAGGCTACAATGGTGGATGTCCGTAACGTGATTGTATCTTATTACAAGAAAAACGGTTATTATCCGCATGTATTGATATTGGATTCATTAGACCTTGTGGCAACCGGAACAAACCGTGTTGTAGACAACAACCCTACATTCAAAAAAGAAAAATTACAGACATGTGCACAACTTTTGAAAAACTTATGTGTAGAGTTTAAAATGGTGGGATTTACGGCAGCACAAGCCGGGAATGTGCCGTTGGAAATATGGGACAATTCGGATAAGGTAATAGATAGAAGTTATACGGAAGGGGATAGGACATTGGTAAAGCCGTTTTCTTTTGTGTTTACTGGGAATCGGACAAGAGAGGAGAAGAAACAGAACATAATGCGTATTTATATGGATAAAGTACGTGATTACGATACGGTAAAAGACACCTTCCCTATTGTGACGGATTACGGCAGGGGGCGTTTTTGTGACAAGGCGCTGACAGCCGAATATTACGGAGGTGACAAGGGGTTCACGTCTTCTACATCTGGGAAGAAGACAAGAAAGAAAAAGGATGAAGACGGTGAAAAGCAAAATGATGTTAAAACAGAGACAATTTAGACATAAGCACTTGCGTATGTCATAACATAATATTATCTTTGTGGTGTCTTCTTAAGGGAGGACAGAAAAAACGAGTAACGTTAGAAAGAGTATAAGTTTAAGATGTTCAGAGTTGACAAAAACGAAGTAATATCCGAACTGAATTTGTCCTTGTTCGGAGCAAAAGGTTTCATGCAGGATAGGAACAAGGAATGCCCTTTTTGCAATAAAAAGGGGAAATGGGGGATAAAGTTCAATGATGCCGGGAATAACGGTGCATTCCATTGCTTCAAATGTGGCATGAAAACCACCTTAAAAAAGTTCTTGGAAAAGATAGGAAGGAAAGACCTCATAAAGCAGGATTACGAGAACACCGTAAAAATGCAGAAATTGACCCCTCTAATAGACGATGAAGAAGAGGAAACAGCAGAGGAAATCAAGGAATGCACCCTTCCTAAAAAACTGGAATATATAGAAAAGGACGAATATTTGGATAAAAGGGGATTCGTGAAAAGGTATTATGAAGAATTTCGTCCGGCAGAAACAAAATTTTTTCTCGAAAGAAAATTGCACGATAAGTTCATATTCCAGTTTACCATGAACGGCAAATTAGCCGCATGGCTGGCACGTTCAAAGAAAAGTAAGGAATGGCACGAAGAGAACCTTCAAAGGTTCAAGGAAGGAACAGAAAAGCTTGTATTGAGGTATGAAAATTCGCGTGACGGGTTCTCCCATGTGATAGGAGGATATGACAATATAACGAACGAAACGGACACGGCAATAATCGTGGAGGGAATGTTTGACTACATATCGGTAGATACGAAACTGCATCTTTATGAATCACCCGATATAAAGTGCGTGTTTACGTTCGGTAACAATATGGGATTAAGCCAGATAAGGTTATTGAGGGATAAGCCGGGTATAAGGAATGTGATTTTGATGTATGACCCGGATAAGCCGGAAATGATTAAGACGGTATCAATGACTTTGCAAAGGTATTTCAATGTACAGATTGCCGAACTGGAAGACAAGAAGAAAGACCCTGGAGATGCGACACAAGAAGAACTCCTATGGGCGCTTGACAATATGACGGAACCGATTAATTACTATACCAAGTATTTATAGTCTTGATTTTTTGCCATTTATCCTAATTTTTGTTAGATTTGAAGTCAAAAATAAGGACATGGAAAAATCACGGAAAATTAGCCTGGAGCAGTTTGTAATTAACTTGCAATTGGAGTATTTGAGTTGTAAATTACGTTCGATAGTTTACAATCGTATAGAGAGTGTCGAGCTTGTGAAGATATACAAGGACATAGCGGAGAAGAAGAAAGCAAAGATTCTGAACTTGAAACAAAGGTTCCGTCTTGGTACGATGTTTGACAGTGACAAGGCATTTTCAGATTTTTATTTGAAAGAGTTTTTGCAGGAATACGGATTGCCGAACTTGCAATATTCGGAGAAAACGAAAAAGTCGGTTATGTTTTGGGACAGGTTTCACCTATTGAAACCGGGTACCATAGTGATATACAAGGGAAAGGAATATAAGGTGAAGATAAATCATCCGAATGACGATAATGTGGTGATATGGATTAATGACGTGCCGGAACAGATACCTTATACCTACTTCAAAATGAGGTGGTTAGAAGAAATCGATATGAAAGATTTGAAATAAAGGAGATAATATTTGTTTATCTCAAAATTAAATTACTATATTTGCAGTATAATTAAAAACAAAAGATATGGATTATTTCGAGTATGAAGAAAAGGCAGCTACCACAGCTTGCTATAACGAAAAAGTGGCTTTGTCCTATGTAACACTTGGTTTGTGTTCAGAGATGGGAGAAACCTATGAGAAAATCAATAACGAGGCAGAAACGGAAGAAATCTCTAAAGAAATTGGAGATATGTTTTGGTATCTCGCTATGATTCGCAAAGAGTGCAATCTCGATATTGAAGGCTGGGATTGGAAAGAATCGCTGGCAAATGCGGAAGGTGCAGGTGTGTTTGATTTGCCCGTGGAAGTTGGAAAGATTGCAGACCAGGTTAAAAAGTGGTTGCGTGACGATTGGAAAGAAGCCGAGCAGAATGTATTTTCCGGAAGCAAGAAAGCTGTTTTGGAAGCCTGGAAAAACGCTTGGAAGGTTATAAACAGTATGATTAACCGCGTCGGTCTTGATACGGAAAAGATTGCCGAACAGAATATCGAAAAACTGTTTTCACGCAAACAGCGTGACAAAATTCATGGAGCAGGAGACAACAGATGAGAAATTACGACAAAATATTAATGACCGGGGCGCAGGGCACGGGGAAAACAACCCTATTGAAAGCCTTGCAGAACGAACCGGAATTTGACAACTGGAAGTTTTACACGAATGTTGTCAGAACGATGGTTGAAGAAGAGGGAATAGCTATCAATAAGGAGGGTACTTCTGAATCACAAAAGAAAATATTCGACAAATACACCCAAATAATGGAAGATGCTATGAAACAACCTTCCATTAGTGACAGATGTATTATTGATGTGAACGCGTACACTTCATGGCTTTTTGACAACTGTAATCCGAAAGACAAGGATTATAACAACCTGGCAGAAGAGGACTTCAAAGAAAAGCGCCAGATTGTAAAACGGAAATACGAATTTCCTTTGCTTGTCTATCTTCCTATTACATTCAGATTGCAGGGTGACGGTGCGCGTTCGGAAGACGAGGAATACCAGAAGGAAATCGACCGTAAAATAAAGCAGATTGTCGATAATTACGGAATACCATATATTTCTGTTTCCGGTTCAACGGAAGAACGTGTGCAGCAGATTAAGGATGCCGTATTTGGAAAGGAGAAGTAAGACAATGGAAGTTTCTTTGTTGACTTTGAGAAATGTGGGACGGAAGCTTGGAATGCAGAACGTTTCCGGATTTAAGAAAGAAGACCTTTTGCAGCAGGTTGTCGAAAGACTGGAAGCAAAAGGAAAGACGATTGAAGAATATGCAAAGGAAGTTTCGATAAATACCCAAAAGGGGTATGTCAAGAAAAAGTTTAACCTTTCACCTAAAGGAAAAAACCCGTACAAGAAAGGAAGTATATCGTATAAGGTGTGGGAAGAACTTGCAAAGAATGACGGTCGGTCATTCAGCCGGATTGCAAAAGAAATAGGAACGCATTACAACGTTGTTTCCGTTTGTTGCAGGAACCATTTTAATAAATCATAATTGCCGTTTTTATTTAGATTTTGATTTCATGGGGAGTGTAAGTAAAACACACTTCACTCCCCTTTACACCCTAAAAATATGGATGAACTGTATAAAGATTTAATCAAATATTTGGAGGATAACTTTTTGTCTTTCAATGTTTTAGATAATTATATTGTAGAAATTGACGGGCAGACATTTGAATTGTTCGAGCCTTTTAAGTGGGATAAGGACGAAAACGGGATTTTCTTTGACGATTCGTTCCAGTGGGTAGGAGATAGGACAGAATGTGATAACTATGTTTTCCGGTTTGGCGATGTATGGTATTATCTGAAAAAGGGAGACGAAAACAAGGTAAAACTTAACCGATTGCAGTATATCGGAAAAGCGAATTTGTTTGACGAAAGTTTGAGGTTTGACACCTATATAGGAGTGCATGGTAATTTTGAGTTGATGAACGGGATGCACTTTTATTCCGACTGGGTGGAAAAGGCGAAATTCATGGGGATAAGGGCGCTTGGCATATGCGAAAAGAATACGCTTGCATCAGCGTTCAAGTTTCAAAATGCGTGTCTAAAAAGCGACATAAGACCTATATTCGGTATGGAAGTTACCGTATATAATGAACAGAAGGACGTTAGATATACGGTAAAACTGATAGTCAAGAATAAGGAGGGGTGGAATAACCTATTGAAAATAAACAAAATTCTGAATGTTGACGAAAAAGGTTTTATTACGGAAAAGGAATTGCAGGAAATGAAAGACGGATGTTTTCTACTACTTGACCCGAAAACATGTACGTTTGAAAATCTCCCTATATTGTCAAGAAAATGGAATGACACTTATTACCAGCTTGATACCGTGGAATACAAGAAGAATGACCGGGATAAAAAATATCTTGACAATCTGAAAAAGTTCGTGGGTGTGTATAAGCCCGTGGCGGTATGTGACGCTTGGTACCTGGAAAGACGGTGCGCCCCTATAAGAGAAAAGCTTAACAGATTGGCAAAGGTAGTGAATTATGAGAGTGACAACCAGTACATGAAGAACTATCAAGAGTATTACGAAGAACTGTCAAAACTGATATTGGACGAAGACAAGTTTTTCGGACTGTTTGAAGAAGCTTTGGTAAATCTTAATTACATATCGGTAAATTGTAATTATTTGCTGGAGACACAAGTACGGCATGCACCCCAATATGTAATGACAGAAGAGGAGAAAAAGAAATATTCGTCCAATACAGAAATGTTTGAATCGCTTGTATTTGACGGACTGGCAGAACACCCGGAAATACTGGATAGATACAGTGAAGAAGAACTGACGGAAAGACTGAACACGGAAATATCCATCATAGAAGAAGGCGATGTAGTGGACTACTTTCTGATGCTGAGGGACATTATCAGATGGGGAAGGGATAATAACATTTTGGTCGGACTGGGGAGAGGCTCCTCCGCTGGCTCTTTGGTGTCCTATCTTCTTGGTATTGTTAATGTAAACCCGTTGGAATACGAACTCCTATTCAGTCGATTTTTGACAAAGGGTCGTTTAATTCGGCATGAAGAGGAAGAAGTGGTAATGATAAACGGAGAAAAAGAAATATCCAGAAATGCTTTTATAAAGATTATCAGAAATGACGAGGAAATGATAATCAGAGCGAAAGAGCTAAAAGAAGGTGACGAACTGATAAACGAATAGTTGTATGATAGTAAAAAATATTGAAATAAAACGTCGGGCAAAGACCGTATTAGGGTCAATGCCAGATATAGATACCGACTTCCCAGGCAGAAGACGGGACGAAATAAAAGCTTACATGGAAGAACGGTTCGGTAAGGAGCAGGTTTGTTCGCTTGGCACCTATACTACTCTCCAGCTAAAAGAGGCAATATCGGACATGGCGCGTGCAGACGGCATACCAGTACAGTTATACAGATGGTTTACCGCTTGTATCGGAGATGACAAGGAAAAGACGATAGAGGAGTTTTTTAAGACTGTATGCGGAAAGGAAGACCTAAAGAAGTTCGTGAAGGAACATACAGAAACGTTCAACGACATGTTGGTAGTTCTTGGTTCACCTAAAAGCCAGTCGGTGCATGCGTGTGGAACCGTAGTGTTGCCAGATGGAAAAACATCCTACGAATGGATGCCCGTACATACACAAAAAGGACTTGTAGTTACGGACTGGGAAGGTTCGGAAGTGGAAGAGGCAGGCTTCCTAAAGGAAGATGTTTTGGGTATCATACAGTTGGATAAGTTCGAGGAAATGTTACGCTTGATAAAGGAGAACCACGGAATAGATATTGACATATACAGCTTGCCTTTGGACGATAAGCAGGTATTCGAGTATGCAGGTAAAGGATGGCTGGGAGATGTTTTTCAGCTTGGTTCAGCAGGATTATCCGGATATTGCGTAAAAATGAAACCGGAAAACATAAACGAACTGTCTGCATGTGTGGCTCTCTACAGACCTGGACCTATGGAAAACAATTTCCACAACGAATATATTTTGCGGAAGAACGGGGAAAAGGACTGGACAGAAGAAATGCCTATAGGCGGTGAAGAAGTGGTGAAGAAAGATTTTGGACTACTTGTCTATCAAGAAAGTATAATGTTATTAGCCCAAAAACTTGCCGGATTTGATTCTGAAACAACAGACCTTTTGCGTAAATGTTTGGGGAAGAAGGATTTAAAGAAGATAAAACTTTATAAAGACAAGTTTATTACTAATTATGCAAAAAAATTTGCTTCTAAGGGTGTCACAAAGGAATACGCGGAAAATCTTTGGAACCAAATGGAAGAGTTTGCAAAATATTCGTTCAACAAATCTCATTCCGTATGCTATGGTATGACCGCTTATATATGCCTATGGCTTAAGGTACATTATCCTATTGAGTATTGGAGTACTACATTCTCGTTTGCGAAAGATGAAAAGATACCTTATTATGTAAACGAAATACAGCAGTCCGGTGAGATAAAGATACATCCAGTAGATATCAACAAGTCAGATATAAACATTGTGTCCGATTATCGTACAAACAGTATGTATTGGGCATTCAACGCAGTAAAACAATGTGGGGAAAGAGCACAGGAACATATATCGGAGGAGAAAAAGAAGAACGGGCCTTTTTTCTCTTTGGAGGAATTTATAGACAGATGTGTAATTAAAGGCAGTCCGGTAAATAAATCTGTCATTGAGAATTTGATATTTGCAGGAGCGTTCGACGAATTGGAGAATATCCAGGAACCTAAAGACCGTTTGGCGCTTATTGAGATGTACCGCGAGAACAAAAGGGTTAAGATATTGGAGGATAAGGATTTACTTACCAATATTATGAAAGTCCGCAAAGAACGCAATAATTGGTGGTGGCTGTTGCAGCAAAAAAGAACGTCCGGTTTTGCATTTTTTGATTATTACGATTTGGTAAATGAATATCATATGCCTAAATTAGACGACGAAACGGAATTCCAGGATGTGTCACAGATAAAATTTTGGGACATTAATTCAAAGAAAACCCGTCGTGCCGTGATAGGCGGTTATGTGATTGAGATAATAGAGAGGAAAAGCAAGAAGGGCATATTTGCCACTATAGTATTGGAAAGTAATTATGAATTTATAAATGTAACTATTTTCCCAGAGTTGTTTGAAGAATACGGAGAGTTTTTAAGGGGTAGTAAAAAGAATATTTTGTTGGTTAATGGTGTGATTGTGTGGGATAAGTTCAGAGGAGAATATATTTTGCAGGCGAATGTTAATTCATTGTTTACAGTATTGACGTAAAGATATTTTGATATGAAAATTATGGTAGAAATCGGTACCAAGACCGTTGTTTTGGTATCACCGGACAAGGACGAAGAAATAGAACTTGACGATGTTACGACAATCAATTACTCGAACCTCTATGGAGAGGCGGTAACAGTATCTGGATTGCTTAATAAAGTCGGTCTGATGAAGGTTGAATATGAGAAGAAAGCGAAGGAAGAGAAACTGTTTTGTGATGTGTTTGCAGCTAATTTGAGGAAGAAATTAAGGCGAGAAGCGGCTACGAATGGAGGAAGAATAACGATTGATGGAGAATCTTTTAAGCTGACTGAAAAAGGGTTGGAGGACGCTATATTACTCAATGAACAGTATCAGAAAAACTTGATGAACCTTATTGAGATAGAATCGAAACGTGACAAGTTAGACACCCTATTTTGGGCAGTTCAAAGCAAGGACAAGAAACTTAACAATTTGTTGCCAAAGATTGTACCGCAAGACTTTGAAAAAGAGCTTATTGAAGGAAAAATAAATACTTTTAAGATAGTGAAAACCGATTATTAATTTTTAAAAATTTTGTGTTATGGCTTTTGACAGAAGTAAGTACAAGAAAGCGAGTGTAGAATCAATTGATGAAACAGTAGGAAAAGCAGCCGCAACAATGGGCGGTGGTTTTGGACAAGGCGGCAGAGCCTCATTTTTTAATCTGAACGAAGACGGAAGATATGTATTGCGCGTATTGCCGTCGTTGACAGGGAAACCCTATATGCCGAGAAAGACGGTTAAACTGCCTATTGAGTGTGCGGTATATGACAAGGACGGAAAAGATACCGGGAAGAAGGAAATCAGACAAAGAGATGTCTTTACTTCTGACATCCACAGCAACCGGATGAATGGCGAGGATGCAGTGTTGACCTATATCAGTCATGTGTATAACCTGGCAAACGATATCCAGGACAAGGACGAGCGCGCAAAATTCCTTTATCCCATCAGTGGTTATCGCAACAAGCAGAAACAGTGGGTATGGGGCATGAAAGCCATGCTTAACTATGTGGCTTATGTATGGGCAGAAAACGACGTGTACCGTCTTGATTTGCGCCCGGATTGGTGGAAGAAAATGAAGAACATTTCTATGGAACGTGCAGGCGGTTCTGACGATGGTATTATTAATCTCGACATCTTTTCTGACCCGGACGAAGGTTATCCGTTGATTGTTAACGTTACCACGGACGAAAACAAAAAGAAAAATTTTGACATTACTTGTGGTATGCCGGATGCTAATAAGCGCCAGACTTGGGACGATTTCTTTGCTAAAAACCGTGTATCAGACGAAGTGTTCGGTATCATGGAAGAATTGCCTACCCTGGATGATATGTATGTAGATGTCTTTTCACGTAAAGACTGGGATATGCAGTTGGAAGGATTGGAAAGAATCGACGAGGAACAATCATACGGTATTTTCCAAGACGACGTATTCTTGAACAAACTCGAAGAACTTGACAAATTGGTTCCGGAAGAGGATGAAATCAAGGAAAAGAAAGCTCCTAAGAAAGCCCCTGAGACAAAGAAGGTGAAAACGGAGGAACCGAAAGAAGAGCCAACAAAGACGGAAAAGAAGACAGGCGGTTATCCTACATTAACGAACCTCAAAAAAGAACTTCGTGCCTACATTGCCGATAACTACGAAGACAAGGAATTACCGGAAGAGTTGACCGTAGCCGAACTCCGTAAATGGTACGACATTGCACAGGAAGGTGGCGAACTGCCTTTTGAGGATTACGAAGAGCCGGAAGACGAAGAACAAGGAGCGGCAGACCCGGAACCGGAAGATACGGCAGTTGAAGAAAAGGAAGCATCAGCAAGCGTTCCTAATTCTATTGCATCGCGCTTAAGAAACTTGAAAGCAAGAACTTCAAAATAAAGTAATATATAATTACCTCACACAAGGAAGGGTAATTTCTACCCTTCCATTATTCCTATTATTATGAAAAATCTTTACAGAATAATTCTCATTTCGGGGATGATAATAATACTCATATTGTTATTCTTATCTATCAAGAAAGCAAGGGAGAATGAAAGGTTGTTATATGAAGTGGAATTTTATACCGATTCCTTAAACAGATACACAAAGGTTTACAATTCCGAAAGTTTTTCTAAATTGAAAAAAGAAAACAAAGAATTATACAACCGATTGAAGGAAAAGGAAGCACTTGTAGAGGCAGTGGAATTTGAATGGAAATACAAGTACGAAGGACTGGAAAGGGAGGTTTCCGAATTGAGGAAAACGGACAGCCTCTATACATTCAAGGAAGAAACCGATACGGTAGGATATGATTTACAGGTGTGGGCTACGCACCTGGCAAAGTATAAGATTAACTTCAATATAACCAACAAATTTCTATTGACAAACCAGCGTATAGGGGACAGTAACCGTATGGAGATAACTTCCCAACTGCCCGGAAAGATAGGTGACGTTACAATGTGGACAAAACCGGAGAAAAAGAAAAGATTTGGATTCGGGGTGTCTGTAGGTGCCGGATATGGAGTATTCAATAAGGATTTTGATGTGTTTGTGGGATTAAGCGGAACATATATAATTTGGTAAGATTATGTTTGTACAGATAAACAATAAAAAGATAAAGATTACCTCTATCAGCAGATACAATGACGAGGGGTATTCACAGTCAACCAAGAAGTTCAGAATAGCTTTAAAAATTTCCAATGTCTGGGAGAGCTTCTATTTTGACAAGGAAGTAGAGAAAGATAATGTTTTGAAAAATCTTGACAATACATTAAAGGTAACTGCATTATGACCGGGAAAATGATAATAAGTACAGACTGGCATTTGAAGCCGTCCAATATCGAAGAGATAATGGAATTACAGAGGCAGGAATTGAATGTAGCGGAAGACAACGGTATAACCAGCCATGTATGGCTTGGTGATATATTCGATTCCCGTATATCACAGAGACAAGATGTTTTAAATGCTTTTTCTTCTATTCTCGATATGTATGCAATGAGGGGTCATAAAATATATTGCATTCCTGGAAACCACGATAAGAGCGATTATAGTTCGGACAGGTCGTTTTTGGACGCTTTTAAATACCATAAAGGGTTCAGATTAATTACCGGATTGGACGCTTTCGGGATAGGCGATATATTCTGCTATTTTATGCCGTTTTTCGATAATGTGATTTGGTTAAAAGAAATGAAAGATGTACTAAAGGAAAAAGACCATAAAACACACGTGCTGTTTACTCATATTGCTTTCCAGGGAAGCAGGAATAATGATGGTAGCGAGGTAGAAAGTGATATAAAACCTTCTTTGTTTAAGAATTTCGGTATGGTCTTTTCCGGACATTACCACGATTTCCAGGAAATAGGAAAGAATATCGTGCACCTGGGAAGTATTACCCAGAACAATTTCGGGGAAGATGATAAAAAGGGGTTTTGGTTATTGGATGATGATTTGACATACGCGTTTATTCCGTCAAAAGGAAAACGGTACAGAAAAGTCACCGTGAACTTGGAAAACACGACTTTCAAGCAAGCGGATAAGATTGTAAAAGATTTTCAGAAGAAAAACAAGGAAGATTTTATTCGTGTTGAATTCGTGGGCACAAAAGATGCAATTTCCTCTATCGACAAGGAAGAATATAGAAAACTTGGTGTGGACGTGAAAGTTAAGTCCGTAGAACTGGAAACGGAAGAGGTGGAGACAGCAGAAGAAATCAAAGCTTTGTCAGGTTCCGATATTGCAGACAAATTCAAGGAATTTTGTAAACAAAATGATTACTCCTATAATGAAGGAATGGAAATTTTAAAGGAGGTATTATAATGGGATTGGAAGAATTATTTGGAAGAATAGAAAAGCGCTTCGGAAAGGAAGCGGTAGTAGGCAACGATATAAAGGTAGACACTGTGTCTTCTGGCAGCATGGCATTAGATGAAATATTGGGAGGCGGTTTTGCGCTTGGAAGAATACACGAAATATACGGAGGATTTTCGAGCGGCAAAAGCTCTGCGGCATTACATCTAAGTGCATCCGTACAAAAAACGCTTGGAAAAGCGGTCGGATATGTAGATACAGAGCAAGCGCTTGACCTGGAATATGCAAAAGCGCTTGGAGTTGATTTAAGCCGCGACAAGTGGATAATGTCACAGCCGGATAGTGCGGAACAGGCGCTTGAAATCGTGCGTGAGATGCTGGAGGTGCCGGAAATCGGATTGGTAGTGCTTGATTCGGTTGCCGGATTGGTGCCGGAAGCTGTTTTGCAAGGTGAGGCAGGAGATGCAAAAATAGCGCTTGTAGCGCGTCTTATGTCACAGCAGCTAAGTATCTTAAAGAATGTATGTAAGAAAAACGGAAACATCTTCCTATGTATCAATCAGACGAGACAGAAAATCGGGGGTATGGGATTCGGACCTACAACAACCACACCAGGAGGCGAAGCGCTTAAATTCTACGCTACCCAAAGAGCGGAATTTGCTCGTATAGGCACGGAAAAGACCGATGGAGTGGCAACCGCTAACAAGACACAAATAAAGGTTGTAAAGAATAAGATTGCACCCCCTTTCCGTGTATGCCAGGTAATGTTAGAGTACGGTGTAGGATTCGACACGGTACAAGAGCTTATAGATATGTCTATAAGGGAGGGTATTTGCTCTAAAAAGGGTGCTTGGTTTTACTATGGCGAGACCCGGTTAGGACAGGGAATGGATAACGCTAAAAAAGCGTTGTCGGATAAGGATTTGTTTAATGAAATTAAAAATAAATTGACAGAGACGTTATGTACCCCGAAAGATTGATATTAAGAAATTTTTTGTCATTTGAAGAACTTGATTACACCTTTACAAAAGAAACTTTGGGTGTGACTGGGGAGAACCGGACAGAGGAAGACCAGCTTTCTAATGGTAGCGGAAAAAGTACGTATGCACAAGGTTTGTTCTACGCGATATATGGAGTTAATCTAAGAGGAAAGGAAGACAAGAAACTGATACGTAAAGGAACGAAAGAAGCCTATACTAAGGTTGAAATATTTTGTCAAAAACGGAAAGAAACACTGATAATTGAGCGTACAATTCAGTTGAAAAGTTCTTCCAAAGTATCGCTGACCCTAAAGAAAGATGATACGGAGACACCTATAACAGTAGCTACTGTACTGGATGCGAACAAATACGTGATTAACTGGATTGAGATTACACCGGAAGATGCCAAGTCCTATTATATTGTAACCAAGGGTAATTATTCGTCTTTCTTTCGTTCTTCCAATACGGAAAAGCTTGCTTTGATAAGCCGTTTTATCAATTTCTCCAATATTGACAAGACAAAAGGTGTGATTTCCGAAAAAGTCGGAATATTGGAACAAGAATTGCACAAAGAAGAATGCTTGAAAAATGTTGCGGAAGGCAAGAAACAAGCCTATGAGGAACAGATACAGCAAGTGTTAAGCGAAGACCCAGAAGAAAAGAAAAAGGGTATTATAGGTGAGATTCAGTCAGAAATATATTCTTTACAAATTCTTAACGAAGACCTTGTAAGGATGCGCATTCCTAAAGCAGAAAAGAACATTGAAAATGTAGACAAGGATATTGAAGACCTTGTAAAGTTAAAAGAAGATGTAAGCAAAGAACTTGAAAGTTTTGATATGGACGTTTACAAGGACACCTATAAAGAAATAGACACGGAAATAGCCGGGTTAAGGAAAGACAAGTCAAACAAGGAAGAAAGGCGCAAGGATTATGCGCTGAAATTAGCTGATTATGAAAAGAAATTACAGAAGGTCGAAGTATTGCTTTCTGGTGTCATTGTGTGCCCTAACTGCAATCATAAGTTTTTTATGGATGCTGACAAGGATTTTGAAGAACTGGAGGCTGACAAAGAGGCTTATAAAACAGCCATTGATAAGAATACAGTAAAGAAAAACGAATATGAGACCTCTATAAACGAACTGGAAGACCTTATCTCCCAATACCAGGATGTAAGGAAGGAAACGGAGGAGGAAGAACGCAAATTGCGTGTACGTCGTGGAAAGGTGGTTGATAAGATGATGGAGGTGGAAGACCGTATAAGGGAGTTTGAACGTGAGAAGAAAGGATATGAAAATTCTGTTGTCAAAATGCGTTCAGAGGTCGAAACAAACCGTTCTCTCATTGATTCCAAGACCGGGTATATAGAGGAATTGAAAAAGCAGAAAGCGGAAAGACCCTCTATCAAAGACCAGGAAAAGGCGATAGAAAAACTTTCCAAGGACATAGAGGAAGGCAATAAAAAAATTCTTGACATAAAGAACGGTATTTTTAAGGTACAGCAATGGGACAGCCGATTTAAGGACTTTAAAATGTACCTGGCAATGGAGCAGATAAAGAATATCCAGAGCGCAGCCAACGACGTACTAAAGAAAATGAAAAGCGATTTGCGTCTGATGATTGAAGGTTTCAAACGGAACGCGAACGGAACATTGAAAGAGGAGATAACACCCTATGTTTTCCGTGATGAAATGGAAAGCTTTTTCTTCTATTCGGGCGGTGAACAGGCACGTGTGGAAGTGGCTCTTATCATTGCTATACAAAGTATGATTAACGCGACAAAACAGTACGGAGGTATGGATTTCTTACTGTTGGATGAAGTGCTGGAAAGCAGCGATTCCCTGGGTATAGAGAATATAATAGCTTCTACAGAGTTTTTGAAACAATCAATATTGATTGTTACGCATGTACCAAAGCTTAATGACGAGATAAAGCAACTTAAAGTAATAAAAGAAAACGGAATATCAAGACTGGAGGTGTAACGTGAAAGTATTTTTGGGATTTGACCCTGGAACAAAGGGGTTTGTATCAATGATTGCGGAAGATGGAACCTTTGTCAAGGCTGAACCCATCTTTAGGGATATTAAGGTGGTGGACATGATAGAAACAGCAAACAGATTGCTTGCTTTTGTCGAAGGGTACGAAGTCCGGCACGTTGTAATAGAGGATGTACACGCATTATACGGTTCTTCGGCAAAAGGAACATTTACGTTCGGTTACAATTCGTGCGTGCCGGAATTTTTCTGTGCGATTGCCGGATTACCCTACACTAAGATACCGCCTAAAAAATGGCAGTCAGACATGCACAAGGGTATAAAGATGGTAACAAAGAATGACGGAACCAAGACGGTAAAGGACGTGAAGAAAATGAGTATCGTGGCTGCACACCGTATTTTCCCGGACGTGAGTTTAAAACGCTCCAGCAGGAGCCTAAAGGACGACGATAACTTTGCTGATTCTTTGTTGATGGCTGAATATGGACGTAGACATTTTAAATAACAATGGTATGGAAGAATATATAAGAAAAAGTTTTATAACGCCTAATGTAGCAATAAAGGTTGCTTGTTTTAAGGCAGGAATGACAGAAGAAGATTATTATAATACATTGGGAGAATGCCGAATGTATGGTGATGATAAGGAAAAGAACGAAGAGTATCAAAGGGAATTGTGCCGGAAGATATTCAGACCGACACCGGAAGAAGAGGAGGAAGATATCAACAGATGGAAAGAAGACGGTGCAAAAGTTATGAGCTTTGAAGATTGTGTAACCTTGGTATTGGAAGGATTGCCAGTTAAAAACAAAGAAAGATGATATACTGGAAATGTGAAAACAAGGAATGTACGGAATTCGGGAAGGAAATTATAGAGACACGCCCGATGTTCAAATATACTGATAAGGGAACCGTACCTATTAATATACCTTACTGCAAGGTATGCGGAAAACAGATGGGGTATCGTGAGGAATTGCCGGAAAGCGAAGGTGATATAAACGTGGCGTTCGCTTCTTTCGGCTCCCAGTCCAACGAAAACAAAGCCTCTATTCTCAAAGATAGATACAAGAAAGGTCTTGAAAAAGACGGTATTAGCGAGATTATAAAGGCTAAAAGGGATAAAATGACTAAGGACTTTTTCGGTGGGTGATATGTTAATCTTATGTTAAAATGACATAAGCACTTGCGTATCTCATAACATAATCTTATCTTTGCATTGTGAGATTAAGAGATGATAAGTCAAACAACAAAAAAGATAAGGTTATGAAATCACTTGAAGAACTTAAGAATAGCATTTACGAGAAGATAAACGAAATCAGAAATTTTAGCAACGATGATTCAAAGTTGTTTAATGAAGAAGGCGGTTACAATTACGAAGAATTGAACGCCTTTCTCGAAAGAAATAAGAAAAAGAACTATATGAAAGCCGCTTGCATGAGGATGATTAAAAATTATCTCGATAGGTTGTATGACGGATGGAAGTTTTACGAGAAAGACTATTTGGTTTATGTGAATGACTTTAAAAAATTTGGATAATGAACGAATTAATAGAAAATATATGGACACTTGTAGCTCTCACGGGCTACAAGTTCATAACGGTAAACTTTTTGGGAACCTATAAAGTTTTTATGGTGGAAAATTTTGCCACAAAGACAAGGGATAACCCGTTTAATGAAGTGCGCGGAGCGGTGGATATAACGGAAGACGTTAAACACCTTACTTTCCAGTTGTCTGAATTGAACCCTATCGGAATAGATGCCCGGTTACAGGGAAGACCGAGAAAGGATTTTAAGTTCGGAAGTGACGATTACATTTACTTTATTGCTAACAAGAAAAACGAGTTTTAGTTATGGCAAGCGAAAGATTAACAATTAACGAAAAAGATAGGATTGCAAAAAGTATAATCAAGCCTATTATAGAGCAGTCAAAAAAAGAATTTGAAGATTTTGGTAAATTTGCTGACGAATTTTTCAAGAAAAATCTACCAAAAGATGTTATTGAATTTATGGATAAATACCCTAATGCAGTAAAAGTCAGAGATTGTATTTATCTGTCAAGTCTTACACGCGAACGAATATACAATATAGTGAGCCATGTTGAAGTTAATTATTTTGTATATTCGTTTATAACTGATACAGAATTTGAAGAATTGAAAAATTCGATAGAAGCAAAAATTTTTGTCAATAAAATGATTGAGTTAGACAGGAAAGCATCTAATATCAAAAACCGGACAAAATGCGCGCTTGAAAATATCAATACAACAAAACAATTGAAAGATAATTTTCCAGAAGCGTATGCTATTCTCACGGAAACTTCTAAAGAAGATGTTAAGAGGAATGAATGTGACAATATAGAAAAATTGCGTGCAGAACTTTCAAAATTATAAAGAGTATGGTTAAGTCGAATTTAGACCCTAAAGTATTGGAGGGAAAGATAAAAGAATATAACAATGCCTATCGTAGAGGCGAATCGGAAATAACGGATACGGAATTTGACGCGCTGGTAGAACAACTGTATGAGGTCAACCCCAATGCAGATTGGTTCAAGAAAGGGGTCAATGACGAGGTTTCTGGAAGAAAAGAAAAGTTACCTATCCCGATGTACAGTCTTGAAAAGGTAAAAACTTATGACGAGATTGTAAGGTGGGTAAAATCATGTGGATTAAAAGACATGGATAGATTGATTATTACTCCTAAATTCGATGGTATCTCTTTATGTGTGGATGAATATAATAAGAAGGCGTGGACGCGTGGAGACGGTGAGGTAGGGCAAAATTGCACTTCTCATTTTACACAGATGATTAACCACGAATTTAAGGATGTGAAAAGAACGGAAGGATATTATACTTTTGGAGAAGCCATTTTCCGTAATTCCACTTTCTTGACATTAAAGAAAAAGACAAGTTATAAGTCTGCAAGAAACGCAGTTGCTGGTATCATCAATTCGCCTACTGTATCAGTTAATGCCAGGAATATCCAGTATATAAGATATGGGTATTCCAACGAGGATTGGGACAAGGTAAGTATGCTCGCCTATTTGAATGATAATTCGGCAGTAAAGGTTCGTTATGTGGAAACGTTTGTAGAATCAATCATACATAGCGAAAAGATGTTTAATGAATATATGGACAATATTTTCAAGGGCATAACGAATGATTACAAATGCGACGGTCTTGTTATCGACGTGGATAGTGCGAAAATAAGAAAAGAGCTTGGAAGATTGCCGAACGGCAACCCACGTTATGCAATTGCCTATAAAAACCCCGATTGGTCGGAAAGAGAGGAAACGGAGGTAGAAAATGTAAGATGGCAGATTTCCAAGGACGGTAGATTATCCCCGGTAATTGACATTACACCCGTTGAATTGTGCGGAGCTACGGTTTCCAAATGTACAGCATATAATGCCCGTTATGTAAAGGATAATTTTATTATGCCAGGTTCACGTGTCATTATTTGCCGTTCCGGTGATGTGATACCGAAACATATATTTACCGTGTCTTGGCCTACTTTAAAAAGTTGTTTGCCCGACAAGTGTCCCGTTTGTGGGAAACCTTTGGAGATGGACAGAAACAATGTGGACTTGATTTGTTTCAACAAAAATTGTGACGGTGTAATGCTTGCCAAATGTGTATATTTTTTCAACACTTTAGGTTTTGAAGAGTTCGGAGAACCGACAATAAAGAAACTGTTTAACGCTGGCTACAAGACACCGGATAGCATTCTTCTATTATCAGAGGAAGACCTTAAGAAGATTGAAGGCATAGGAAATGTAGGTGCAAAGGTACTGTCAAGACAGTTTGAAAACTTAAAAAAGAAAGGTACGAACTTTGCAAAATTATTGACAGCCTATAATAAATTTGGGGGTGTAATAGCCGAAAAGACATGCCAAAAAATTCTTGACGGATTAAAGTTATATACTTGTAAAGATGTAGCCGATTTTGCAAAAGAATGTGATGAAAGTTGGGCGGCTGACATTGAAGACAAAGTTGAAGGTGTCGGATTTAATACAGCTTTAGCATTTGTTTTAGGTATTGAAGATTGGTGGGTAAATGACGATGATTCTGCACACATTCCTATAACTTATTACGGACTGGAAGAAAAGACCTTTGAAGGACAAATGACGGTTGTATTTACCGGATTCCGTTCACCGGACACGGAAAAGAAATTGACGGATATGGGGCATAAGATAGGTTCTTCTGTAAGCAAGAAAACAACATGCTTGGTAGTGAAGGAAAAAGGATTGGGAACCATCAAGGAAAAGAAAGCGGAGCAATACGGAATACCCGTTTTCACGTTTGAGAAATTTAAGGAAAAATTCAATGTTTGATTGAGTTTCTTTTGTTTGTTTGACATAGTGGGAGAGGCTGGTTTGAGAAAATAAGCCTCTTATTTTTGTAAATTTTTTAGTAATGAGATATTGGTATAGAGATAAGGACTACGTTTATATTGGCTTTAATTATAACGCCAATTTTGTAAATAAAATGAAACGTGATTTCGGAGCCAAATATAACCCGGCTTTGAAAGAGTGGTATTTTGAACCTTCTTTAGAAAAATCTCTATTGTTAAAATATTTCTTGGATGGAAACGGCTTCAAGAACGAAAAGCCGGAAAGACAGATAGAAATACCTCTAAAGGAAATCAAGCCCCTTGTAAACGAAAAGGAGTTGAAAGAAATGTTTGATTACCTGGGATTACCGCTACATCTAAGAGATTATCAGATAGAGGGCGTGTCCTATATGGTTAATCATGGGAATTGCCTTAATGGTTGCGGACCAGGTGTAGGGAAAACGAGGCAGTCTATAGCACTGGCAGAATTGCTTAACCTATTCCCCTGCATTGTGGTTTGTCCGGCAACGGTAAAACAAAGCTGGGTCAACGAATGGAAGCTGTGCAACCCTAACAGAACGGTACATGTGATTGATTCAAAGGACGAGACCAACACGGACTGGAAAGCGGATGTTACGGTAATAAATTATGACTATCTTTTCAAACGTAGTGCAAAGGAAGAAGGTAAGAAAGAAGTAAAACTTCGTTACAGTCGTTCGCTTACCAAGAAATGGGGATTGGCGGTAATCGACGAAATACATCTATGCAAAAACCCGAAATCTATACGTTCTAAATGCGTGCAAAAAATCGTGGAGAATGCAGAAAAAACCATAGGATTAAGTGGTACGGCAATTATGAACAGACCCCAGGAGCTTATCAATATATTACGAATTCTTGGAAGATTTAAAGAGATATTCCCGGATTCGTTATATTATCTCTACAGATATTGCGCTGCAAAGAAAACGCGGTTCGGACTTGTATGTACTGGGGCTTCGTGTACGATGGAGCTAAATAAAATAATAAGACATTATTGTTATTTCCGGAAGGAATTGCGAGACGTGGTGAACGAATTGCCGCCTATAATCAAACAGACAGTGAATGTACCGATAACCAATAAAAAGGAATATAGGAAAGCAGAAAAGGATTTTATCGAATGGCTGGCTAATATTGACATAGAGGCGGCAGAACGTGCCATACGTGCGGAGCAGCTTGTAAGGTTGTCCGGATTGAAAAAGCTGTCTATAAATGGGAAAATAAAGTTCATTGTCCAGTTTTTGAAGGAATGGAGCGAAGCGAACGAGGACGAGAAAATGATAGTATTTGGTATCACGACCGACATACTGGAAAGGCTTGGAAAGGAGTTCAAGAACAGTGAGGTAGTGACCGGGAAATACAGCACGGAAGAGAAGATGCGAAAGGTTGAAACATGGAAGAAAGAAAAGACATTCCTTTTTGCCAACATTGCATCATTATCCACGGGTATAGACGGATTGCAGAAATATTGTTACAATATGTCGTTTCTCGAATTGCCGCAACGTCCGGCAGAACTGGAGCAGGCGACAGGACGTATAGACCGCATGGGGCAAACGCAGACTATGAACGTCTATTTTTTGCTGTCCAGTGACACAATAGACACGCAGATACGCGAATTATTGGACGGAAAAATAAAGGTAACGGATGCAGTCAACAAGGGTATTGACGTACAGGTAAGCCGTGACGATTCGATGGACATTGCACTGATAAAGAAGTTGAAAGAATGGAAAGAAAAGAAATAACAATATTTACCGACGGCAGTTGTGAATGGAAGTCACGTCTTGGCGGTTGCGGTGTGTATATCCAGGAAGAAGGAAAGGAATACTTTATCTCCAAAGGGTATAGCGACACCACTATAAGCAGATGTGAACTAAGGGCGATATTGCATGCCGTGCAGAGCATGAAAAAGGACGTGCCTCTAAAGGTTACGATATGGAGCGACAGCCAGTATGCGGTTAGCTGTATGACAGACCCGGAATTAAGACCGACGGTAAACAAGGATATTATAGAAAAGATAAAACAAGAGCTGGGCGAGCGTAGACGGATGGTCGTGCGTTTCATGAAAGTACGGGGACACGAAAAAGATGTAAACAACCCTATAATATACGGGAACCATGTAGCCGATATGCTGGCAGATTATAAGAATTTTGATAATTACGAACTTGATAAAATAATAGAATTATGAATGAGGATTTTGTTTTTACTAAAGAAGAGAAAGTTAACAAATTGTTTAAAGTTTTGAACGTATTAAAGAACAGTTTGCAGTGTAAACGTATGGTTGTTGGTGGAAGCATGGCTATGTATGTACATGGTTTCAATGTGGAACCGCACGACCTGGATATAGAGATAGAAGGGATAAGTGGCGATTCTCTGCGTGCTCTAAGTACGATGGCAAGGATAAACAAGGACATGAAAAGCGACATCCTTTCCGAATATGTAGAAACAGCCCCTCTATATTGTATAAGAATAAAAGATGTGGATGTAGACATATGGGTGGTAAACAAAATAGACTACAACAGGACTGTTTTCTACAATAACATAGAATTCGGTGATGTTCTGAGCGTAATTAAAAAGAAAATGGACATGAAACGCGAAAAAGACTATAAATCATTGGTCGATTACATCAACCAGTTAACCTACTTTACAAAATGAAATGGAGTGACAGACAGTTAGCCATTTTCGACGCATACGAGAACACACGAAAGAACATTGCCATAGAAGCAACGGCAGGCAGCAGCAAGACAACTTGTATAGTGGAGTGTTGCAGACGGACACCACCTAATAAAAAGGTTCTGTTTATGGCATTCAACAAAAGCATTGCGGAAGAATTGAGGAAACGTTTGCCGTCTCATATAGATGTAAACACTTTTCACTCTAAAGGTTTGCGTGTATTGCTTTCCAATTTCCGTATAAAGCCGAAAATCAACGAGAATAAATGCTTTGTTATCGGGAAGAAAATTCTTGAAACAAAGGATATGGACGTGAAGCAACAGATTCGATACCTATTCGAGATACAGATAATATGGAATTACATAAGGGTCAATCTTATTACGGATTACGAAAAGGAAATACCGGGTATCTGCATTGAAAAGAATATCGAATTCCAGGAACGTATGGTAGGGGACATGGAGCAGATTAGAAATGCTTGGCACAAGGAAATGAAGAAGATAAATTCAGTAAAAGAAATTAACATTGATTTTACGGATATGCTTTATTTCCCTTACCAACTACTTGATAGTGAAGACTTTCCTAAATATGATATTGTTACCTTGGACGAACAACAAGATGCGAATACCTTACAAAAAGAGTTTGCTTTACGTTATATAAAGAAAAGCGGTCGATTTGTAGTTGTCGGGGATTCCCGGCAATGTATATACGGTTTCCAAGGGAGTTCTTTAGAGGTTTTCAAGTCCTTGCAATCTTATCCAAACACCATAGTATTACCGTTGGACATTACATATAGATGCGGCAAGAACATAGTCGAAGAAGCGAGAAAAGTTTTTGATAACGGGATTGTTGCCGCACCTAATGTGATAGACGGGGTTGTAAGAAAAGGAGAGTTCGACGAAGCGGAAAACGGGGATTTTATCCTATGCCGGAACAATCTGCCTTTGGCAACTGTCTTTCTCTATTTGTTAGAAATGGGAAAGAAAGCGACAATCAAAGGCAAGGAATACGGAGATGCACTTGTAGCACTTGTGGATAAGATAAAATACATTGAAGACCTTGATGCAATGTGCGAGAAGAAAATTTCCGAACTGAAAGAACGCGGACTTACCGATATCCAGGCAAAGAATAACCCTTCTTATGTGGCGTTTCTGGAAAAGTGCACTATTTTAAAAATACTTTACAAGAATTGGGGCGATATGAAGAAGTTGGAAGACAATATAAAGGAGATATATAAGGACGATACGGAAGGTATCGTATTATCCACTATCCACAAGTCTAAAGGACTGGAAGCAGACCGTGTTTTCTTGCTGAACAGGAGTTTGATTCCCAGCAAGTATGCGAACACAGAAGAAGCGCTGTATAATGAAAAATGTTTATTGTTTGTAGCCATAACAAGAGCAAGAAAGGAGCTTGTATATTGCAATGTTTAACGACGAACCAAAGAAGACCGTATATACGGAAATAGACCGTGAATTCAAGCGCATGAAACCGGGCACGGAATTTTGCCGGATTGAATTTATCTCAAAGATAAAGGATTTCCACCCCGGTTCCGTAAGAAGTGGAATAGACCACTTCCTATTAAAGAAAATGAGTAAAGGAGAAGTAAAAAGAATTGACAAAGGTAAATACTTGAAGTTATGAAAAAGCAAAAAATGTATATCCCCGTACTTGAACCGGGAAAGAGTGTATCACTTATATGCGCCAACAAGGTAACAGGACTGGAAGAATACCTGCCTACACAAGAAATGCTTAACATCCATATGGAACAGCAAAAAATCATGATACAGAAGGACAAGGATTACAAGGTACATCCTCTATATCTTTTCGTGGAGAAGGAAGAATTCGATGATTTGGTAAGAAGGATAAGAGGAAAGAACAAGAACGCGGAAACGGCTTGTATTCCGCTTGTATGCCAATATCCGGCTGTGCCTATATGTGTGCTTTGTCCCAAACAGAAAGAGGAGGCGAAAGAATGATATTCGAGTGCACGTTTACCTACATGGCACCCGACCCGAATTCGACAAGTGGAGCTTATAAAAAGTTTGTCGATGTCATAGCGGTACAAGCGGAAAATTACATGGATGCCGAAACAATGGCAACCGAATACGGGATGTTCAATATAGACGCGGACTTTGCCATATCTCCTATTAAGGAGGTTGTTATAGATTCGGTGCAGCGCAACGATAAGCACGGGGGACGATGGTACAAGTGCACGGGCGTATATAGCGAGGCTACCATATCCGGAAAGATAAGGCAATATAAGATGGTTGTATTGCAACAGCATGAGGACTTTATAAAAGCCTCTACTAAAGCGTTGGAATACATGCAAGACCTTGTGGGTGAATGCAGACTGACGAAGGTAGAGGAAACTCCTATAATCGAATATGTGGAAAAGGACTGATATGTTAAAACAGTGTTAAAACTACATAAGCAGTTGCGTATGTCATAACATAATCTTATTTTTGCATTGCGATAAGAAAAGAAGCTAAACAATTACAATACTATGATACGAATAACCAACCCTAAAGGAGAAACCCAGGTGCACACAGAAGAAAGCTATGAAAAGCTTCTGTGGCAGTTTGCGGAATCTAAGATGATGGATATGTGGTGCCGGAAACATCATCTTATCCCTATTTATACACACCAGGGAGAAGCAATACTTAACAAGATGGTAGTAGAGGCATTCTTGGAAGCGTTTAACTATAAAGTAGAAAAAGAAGTATGAAAACTAAAAAATTTGGAGTAGGCGACAAGGTACGAATACTCCATTGTTCCAACATGATGTTAATTGGGCAGATTACGGAAGTAGCAAGTATATGCGGAACGGAAGGCAACCGCTATTATCACTTGAAGATAGACGGTGAACAACGCGCGTTCATACCTCAAAATTTGGAACTTGTAGAAAAGAATAAGGAGGGTAAAGAATGACCTACACAGAAGAAAGAACCTATTGGTTAGAGTGCATGATAAAGGCAAGTAGATACGGACTTGAACCGGAAGTAGCTGTTACAGCACTTGAATACCTAAAGGAAGACCCGAAGTTAAGCATAAGTCAATGCCTGGAAATGGCGCTAAAGGACTGGGATATATGATACAGAAAATAATCGCTTACCTCTATCAAAAGAAGGTTACGAAGACTTATAACGACAACAACGACGGTTTTATTTGCAATTTCGTGCTTGAATACAAGGATAAGGGAGATTTTGTACATAAGATGGCATGCTATGCCGTCAACTTTGAACCCGTTGTTATTGGAAAGGAGAACCGCTATTTGGTAGAGGTGGATGTGCATGCGGTGCAGAATGTCAAGTACAACAATGACAGAGTATGGCTTCCTCAATGCAAGGTTATAAAAATGGACTTGTTGCTACAGCCGTGGGAAATTACATCAGCAGAAAAGGAAATAGAAAGATATTATGGAGAACAAAGAAAGATTTATGGAACCGGATATGACAGCGAAGCTGGAAGAAATGCTATGGTTTGAATCAACAATCAGTGAAAATGTGGAACCGGAGGTTTCATTTGTTGAACAGGAAAAGGAAGAAGTTTTGGTTTCGTGTACATGGTATTAATTTGGCAAATAAACTATTGCTTATTTCCCTATTAAAACTTACCTTTGTGGGTAAAACTTCTATATATGGCAAAAAAGATAGAATATACTAAAGAGGACATTCTAAAAGATGCGCCCGATTTCGTGCTGATTGCATCTCCCTACATGCAGGATAAATATGTAGCCTATGAGATGGTAAGAAGGGAGCTTGACGAACACCCAGACCGTTTTATGCAGTATGAGGGGAACGAAGGTTATACCTATGTGATAGACCTAAAGCTTGTCAACATAAAGGGTATCATGGCGAAACGCGGAGCATCCCAGGAAGCAATAAACGACGCTACAGAAATTCGTACAAATGTGATGTTGCCTTTATTGGCTAAATTCCACAAGGTAAAGAGCGAGTATTTCCATGCCTTTGACCTGCATAACGACAAGGCAAAGGCGCTTGCAAAGCTAACACCTATGCTTCTGGACTTGTTCGGTTCCATGCACAACCCCAAAGATATAATAAAGATTATACGCAAAAAGGAAGGTTATTCGCTGGGAGAAGAAGATTTGGTAAAATTCTTCAACAACCACAAATCACTCATAGAGGCAAGGCAAAGCAAGTACGTGATGCGTTCTGACCGCTATAAGGTGGCGACGGAAGCCGGAAGACTGGAAATCATAAATGACTGTATGACAGACTTGCAGCTCAAATATGAAGAGTTCTGGAGCAAAGGAAACGTAGGGAGTGCACTCAATATCCTAAAGGAAATACGCGCTTTGTTGGAAGCCGCACGGAAGGAAGTAAAAGGTAATGAAATTAAACTTACAGTTGACGGGAAAATAGATATAAACGCAACCCTGCATGGTGAAGAGAATATAAGCCGCGTAATGCGAGACATTCCCGTAAACAGTCTAATAGTGGGTATGGTAGCCGCAAAATCGGGAATAAGACCCGAAATACTGATGCACCAGCTTTGCACCTCCTATTACAAGGACTTCAACGGATTTGCAAGCAACCCGGTATTGGGTTCCGAAAAGGTGATGCTTCCTGGAGCACTCATAAAAACGTATGACTGGGGAGAAATAAAGGAGGGAAACAAGAAGTTTGTCGAAGAGATGGCACCCGAAATAGTCGAGGCAGAAATAATCGAAGAACCGCCCAAATCAAAGACCAGGGAACGGCTTCTTAACCGTCTGCGACAGATGAAGGGCGTGGAAATCGGAAAGAAATAATTACATTTTGTTTTGACTTTTAGTTAATTTATGATTTTCAAAATTCATGTGGTGTACGGTCTGCGATAGATAGTACACCTATTTTAAACAATTAAAAATCAAATAATTATGGTAAAGATATATGTTGAAGAAGTTATAAAGTGCATGATGGAAAGACTTACAAAAGAATATGGTCTGACCGAACAACAAGCATTAAAAGAAATTGACATTTGTATGGAAAGAATGTACGTGAAATGGATGCAGGAAGAACCGATACCGGAAGAATATAATGATTAATTAACCCTATAATATATAAGAGTATGATAATAGCAATCGCAACAATGAAAATGAATGAGGATGTGACTACGCAGGTGCATGTACCTATGGACATGGAAGTAATGCAGGTTCCACCTACAGACAAGGAGATGGAGAAAATAAAGTCAGTCCTGGAAGAAGAAACCGGATATAAATTCGTATCTTTGGATTCGATAACATGGGATGTGGACTACGAGATTTAGAATCAAACGAAAAACTTTATGTTCATTTTTTGAGTATTAGTAGTTAATATCTAATTGACAGCCAGCGGTTTGTGATAAATAGCTGGCTTTTATTATATCCTTTGATATGTTAATCTTATGTTAAAATGACATAAGCACTTGCGTATGTCTGATTAAGTACCTATATTTGCAATGTGATAAGGAAACAAGGTCAAACAAGTAAAAACAAAAATTATGGCAAGCTCTAAAGTAAAACTGGAAGGAAAGAAAATCGCAGAAAAGGTGATGGATTTTATAGACATGAATTCATTTGAACCTATCTTCAAAGTGATAAAAGAAAGTGAAGACTACCACGTGTATATCAGAGAGATAATGAGATGTATTCCTACAAGAAGAATAATCGACGATTTGGACGAACGCGGAGAACTCCATGAAGCATACAAGGAATATGTAGACATGAACGGAGTAACTCTCGTAAAGGACATAGCAAAGAGAATGACAAACAAGGAAAAACTCGAACTTGTATCGGAACTTTTCAAAATACCATACCTGGCAAGCCCGGAAGAATACGGAGAAGCGATAGCGAAAGCAGCAAAAGAACAATATTACAGATAACCAATAACATCTAAAAAATCAAAACAAAATGAAGACCTATACAGTATATTTCAGTGAACCCGTGACAGTAAAGTACAAGGGTGACAGATTCAACAAGAAATTGAAAAAGTGGGAACACGATGTAGACTGCCAAAAAACAAGCGTAATGTTCACCTTCCATTCCTTGGCACCTGCAAAGAAACTGATTAAGGAGAATATGGACAAGTATATAGATTCCTGCATAACGAAAACCTGGGCAAACGGTGACTGGGAGAATCTCGGCCCGATAAAACTTGCCGGGAACAACAAGACTTTCATAGCCAATACCCGTCAAAAGGTTGCGAATTATTAAGAGTACGGAAAGAAGGGGTGAAAATCAGAGTAACCCCTATCTCTTTGATTTCCAATATAGATATTTTACAAAACTTAAAAATAAAAAGGTTATGGATAAGGAAGAATTCCAGAAAAAGTACGATAACAGTGTTCTGGTGTGCTGTACAGAAAACAGTATCAAGAAAGTATTCAATATTTGCGATTTAATGGACTTAACAGCCTCTAAATCAAAACAGATTACTTCTATATTGATAGGAGAACAGACGGCAAAAAGTCCATTGTTCCACGTGGAACAATTCTTGAATGATTTCTACAATGAGATAGAAGGAAGAGAAGAGAAGGAGACAAAGATGTTTGAACAGAGGATGAACATTGCCATATACAAGCTAAAGCAGAAGTACGGGGACACGTATATAATCAAGGGAACCGATATGAGTACAGTAATACAGTGTATAATGGAACTCGGCATGAATGCAGTCCAGAAAGAGGGAAAAGATACGATACTCATAGAAGAAGGAGACAACATACCATGTGTAAGGCATTCAGCAAGGCAGTTCATTACAGAATTGATGTCCAATATGATTGATGTATTAGACCCTTTCATAAACGAGGAAACAATGGTTGAGGTCAAGGAAAAGAAAGATACGGAAATAATGATTAATGAAGTAGAATCCTACCTTACCAACACCCTAACAAAACCCCTACATAAGATATACAACATACAAAGAAGGGTATATTCAATCGGATATGGGTACAATGAAAAGGTAATGATAGATGAGAACGATTTCTATGTATTTCGGAAAGCGGTGTACATCCTATACATGTGCAACAAATGGGTAACGGAGGACAACAAGAAGCAGCTAAAGGAACCGGATTTCAACAAAGGAAACAAAATAATGTACACCATCAAGGACAGCAACAGCAACACATACCCGGTAAGCAGGCTGTCGGAAAGGGTATATGAATCAAAGGAGCACAAGACCCTATTCATAACGGATGAAGAGGGGATGGTGACCGGGATATACAAGGAGGAATAAAAAGAGAAAACAGCCCTACGATACCCTACAGACCATATTTTATCATTAACCCGTTATACATTTGTTACAATGGTAATGAAGGATATCAAGAAAAGGCTGCCAGTGATACAAATAACCGGGAAAAGAACATGATACAAGACCATAGAGGAAAGGTGTATGTCTGACCCTATTTTTAACCTAATATAAACCGTTGGCTATAATTATTCAATTTACTGTAAAGGAAAGGATATATAACGGACAATATGTCGTGTGGAATGGTCCTGGAACGGTTATTGTATCATTGTAAAACGTGGAACAATCATAAAAACAACATCATGAAAAGAGAAAAGGAATTCAAGGAGTATCTGAGGGACAAGCATATAGACCTAACGTCCTGCATAAAGAAGTATCCGGACTATACGCTGAAGATAACGGAAGTATTCGAAGCGCTGGACGGACTGAGGATGTCATACATGACCACGTCAAACATAGACAACGGCAACACAGTCTCCCTATATATCCATATCATGGACGAAAAGGGGAATGCGGAGACGATAGACTATGACACGTTTGTAAGGAAATACCAGGAATATGACAAGGACCATGAACCGAAACACTATATAAAGGACGAGAACGGCAATATGGTACGTGTAGAACTGGTGTGTGTCAGTGCAGGAAAGGACATCGTGATAACATGGAAGGATGTAAAGACCGGGAAGACATACAAGACAACGGAATAACCCTAATATATTAAAATATAATCGATTATGGAAAAGGATTTGAGAAACAACGTGAAGTTTATCCTATTCTGCACAGAGTGTTTGCAGGCAGGCGTGGTAATGACACCAAAGGAATACGAGGTAGCATTCATGGCGGCAGAAAAGTTCGAGGGATTTGATGACAAGAGCTTCGAGAACATGAAGCCCGAACAATTCGCGCCCCGTATGAATGCTATGCTGAACGCTATGTCAAAGAGAAAGCAGATTATCGAGGGATTGACATTCAACCTGCTGACAAAGAAAAGCCTGGGTGAACTGATAGAAAGCAACCTTGTGGAAGAGGTAATGAAGGCAAAGCACATAGCCGCAGCAATGGCAGATGAATTGTTGGAACCGGACGAGAAACTGGAAAAGGTTGTGACTGATGGACGTCGTGTAATCGAACATTTCATAGACCAGTGGAAGAACGCCCCTATTCAAGAAAAAGAAAAGAAGGAATACGAGCCGGAGAGTGACGCGGAAATTATCGGATAATTCTTTCGGTATACTTATTATTTTCACAAAAGCCCCGAAATGGGGCTTTATTATCAATGAGTTATGGACAAGTCGAAATTAGAAGAAGCAAATAGGCTTCAAAATAAAATCGAAAATCTGAAAATCGAAATAACCCATATTTCCAATTTTGAAATAGAAGGGTTGATGCTGGTAACAAACCATTACGATTCCTATTTCCGTATTAATGAGGATATAGCGAAAACCTATCTCCCGATGATAAAAGAAAGCATGGAAAAGGAATTGAAGGAGTACGAGCGATTATTTTCTGAACTTTAGCTCGTTTTTGAGATAAAAACACTATCTTTGTTGACGTGATAGATAACTGGTAAGGTTGTATCGCAGTTGTATTTAAAGGTTAACAAAGGCGGTAGGGGTTGCAAGTCTGTTATGGCTGGGGGTGAAAGCCTGGTTCAGATAGCTGCAACCCCTATTTTTATTCAAATTTTGTATCATTATGGAAAGAAAAGAGATTATCAGAAGACTGGGGAAGTATTTCACGCTTCCCGAACTTGTATGCCCCCACGTGTATAACAAGTATTCAGAATCGCAGATATGGAGCTTTTTTACAACCGAAGCACTGGAGACGCTCCTTGTATTGAGGGAAGAAATCATATGCAAGCCCTTCATTATCAACAACTGGAAGAGCGGAGGTAGTTATTCGCAAAGAGGTCTGAGATGCAATGTGTGCATTATATGCAAGGAAAAAACGATGCTTGAAAAGCCGTATATGAGCGGTCACGTTTTTGGTCGCGCATTTGATATTACAGTGTCTGGAATGGAAGCAGAGGCGGCACGAAAAATCATTATGGACGATTCCGACAAACTCCCCTATCCTATCAGATTGGAAGACGGTGTTAACTGGCTGCATGTAGATGTTATGGACTTGTGCAACGGCAAGAAAGTGACGCTATTCACAGCGTAAATATATTTTACTATATACAGAAAGTATTCTCCCTTATAGGGCAATCGATACTACAGTATGCTGTAGATGCGATTTTTCAAATTTCGTATTTTTATCATTTGTAAATTTAAATTGAAATAATTATGTATCCTACTAAAGTAAGCATAGCAAATAACAAGGGTTTTGAGAGTATAACAGCGATTTCACGCGCTTTCGAGGTCGGCACACCAGCCGAAGATGTGGTACTGTCAAAGTACACCTTGGTTCCCGATGACAAAAGGGCGTTTCTTATTATTCCGTTGACGAGTGGTACTGTCAAAGTACACCTTATCGGTGAGCCGGGTCCAGATACTTATACTATTAGTGAAACTGAGGTTTCCGCTTATATGGGTTCTCCTATGCCTTATCTTATTGATAAGGTATTTGTTGACGGTACTACTGCACAATTCAATATAGGGTTATGATTGGGGTCGGTACAAGTCTTTTGTTTAACAGGAGGGCTGGCAAGGCTGGTCCTCCTATTCCACCCTTCAATGATGCTATGGTGGACGCATGGTTTATGTCTGGACTATCCAATGTAGACAAGCCTTCCTCTATCCGTGGTGTTAAGGGCAATGAGATGCAGCTAAAGAACTTTGTCTTTACATCAGAAAGTGGATTTGGAGAAGGGTCTTATGAGGGCGCACTTGTGTTCGATGGAGTGGATGATTACGGTATATGCAATAATCTACCTATTCTTGATGATTATACTGTAATATGCAGAAGAGCGCTTGAAAATAATGCTAATAACGTCGTCGCTTCAAAATCAGTCGTTGCTGGTAATGGGGCATTCATTTTTGAATATGGTAATAACGCTACATATTCTTTCAGAGAATATACGTCTGGTCTGGCTGTAAATTTAAAAGATTCCGTTTCGTATCAAACTAAAAATTCCTATAATGGGAGTACGATTACGGTAGGCAATGCAGACGATACAGATACATTGACTTTAGGTATTATAAGGGAGAAAGATAGTAGAATTATGAGAGGCGCAATCTATTACTTCGCTCTTTATAATAAATCTTTGGCACCAGAAGAAATAGAGACCGAGAAGGAAAGACTTAATGAAGAATGGCTGAAACGTAAAACTGAATAATATGAAGTGGTTAGCTATACCTATAGAAGAATTAAAAGAATTTGATAAGGACTGGAAGATAAGACGAATGAGTAACGACGGTATGAAGGCGTTGCTACATGAAGAGACGTACAACATGCTTGTACCTCCTATCATGATGCTTTCAGAAAATGAAGAAGTTGTGGAAGATATCGTTTATCCTTATCCTTTAATGGATGAGAACGAGATTAACAGTTCTGATGACTGGGTTAATGATAAGGTGATTTGATTGTTTTCGGGATGCCGGGAATTTCGGGTGTTTTGTCCGGTTCCCGGTTTTTCATTTTCCTTATTTTATTGTACACCGAAAAACAACACAATTTTCAGAGTTAGTGTTAACTGTCTGATAATCATATATCATTTTCTCCTATTTCTAAAAAATAAAATATCACTGAAAGAAAGATTATGTTAATCTTATGTTAAAAGGACATACGCACTTGCGTATGTCTGAATAACTCCCTATATTTGCAATGTGATAAGGAAACAAGGTCAAACAAATTAAAAGAAATAAGGTTATGAAAGCAGAATTTTACAAGGTGAGAGGTACGGAAATGGAAGAGATGATGAAGAGAGGTAATAACAACGAAATCTCCTCTATGATTTCCAAGAAACAACAAGCACTTGCCGAGGCACTTGAAAATGTGGAGTTCTATAAGTCTATCGGGAATATGGAGTTTGCAGCCAATGAACAGAACCGCGCTAACCTCCTTCAAAGACAACTCGAAATGTTGAACAAATAAAAATTAAAGAAATATGAAACTTTTGGAAATACACAAAAACGGAATTAACGCCAATAACAAAACAGTAAGTTACTACGGTTTGGATTATGAGAAAAAGAAAGTGTTGTTTGAAGTAAAGACACTGGAAGAAGCCATTGAGAAGGGGTCTTGTCTTGGCTATAAAAACGGTGAAATAGTAATAATGTTCTAAATTTAATCCGGTAGCCTTCGGGCTACCAATAAAACAAATAATATGGATATAAAAGAAATATGCTTGCTGATAGCACAGCTAAAGAAGGAGAATGAAACCAATTCCCCGGAAGAAAAGGAATTCAACCTTAAATGGATTGAAATCCTAAAAGAAAGTATAAGATAAATCTGTTAGAGACGCAATGAAATCCTTTGGATATCCGGTTACATTCAAGTCACTTTTTGATTACGATTTCGGTGCCAACCATATGTGGGTCAGTGAGAAGGAAAGCGGTAAACGTCTTATTCTTGTCGAATTCTAAAAATTTTACATTATGAAAAAGCAGCTTATAAATTTCTTTCACGGTCGTTTCGGTAATAAAGTATTGAAGACAAAGTATCGTGAATGGTGGGTACGTTTCTGGTACGGAACCGGGACAATCGCCTTTTGTTTCCTATTCTTCGGAATGATACAATTCTTGTCCTGGCTTTCTGATTTGATTAATTATGTTTTCTAATAAAAATATTTTACAATTATGAAAAAGGTTTTATATGACAAAGACGGGAAATTCTTGTCTATTCATGATGAAGATTGTACTCTTACAAAACTGGAAGACGGTGACTGTCTGACACATGAAGACGGTACGATAATTATATACAAGGAGAGTGAAGGAGAACCGTTGTTTGAAAACATGTACTTCCATGCCTATTATAAAAACGGCAGTTTCCATCTTCCAAAAAATACTTCTTCCTTCTATGACTATGTGAAATGCGGGTACAGATTTTCCACACCAGAAGAAAAGAAGTTTATGAACAACGTTCTTTCTGAAAACAAGTTATACTATGATGAGAAAGAAAAATGTCTTAAAATGTTTCACTGGCGTGCTGTAAAAGGCAATTCCTATTATTATATTAATTCTGATTCTATGGAAGTGCTCGCAGCTACGGAAATGGATTCCGAGGAAGACCGCATGCGGTACGGAAACTTCAACTATTTCCCGACAAGGCAAATAGCGGAAAGGAAACTCTTTGAGATTAAATCAATTCTTAATGATTAGGAAAGAATGCTACATCTGGGTTGGACAGATTGTCGAATACCGGGGAATGACATTGCGGAAAGTCCGACCGGGCAAATATTTTGTCATTTCTCCTTGTTCCCTTGTTTCGAGACCCGTATATATTGACAAGGGCGAAAATTTGAACGTTCTTTAGTATTAATTATTTGTTTTATTTTCATATATTTGCAAACATGATAACAGCGATATTTATATGTCTCGTTCTTCTTACAGTAGTCCTTATCACCCTTCTTTTGTGGTGCATAGGGACGGTTACGGGAATTCAGAAAAGAATGGACGCTCTTCTTTATGTGGTCTCCTATATAGACCTTATCCAGAGAAAGCGGTTCATCCGGTATCTGGACCAGCTCTCCAGGAAGATGAGTTGTAATGAGGACGAGATGGAAGACAATCAGAAACAGTTCCTATTCCATTTAAGCCAGGAATTGACGAGCGAAATAAAAAGGATGGAAGACGATTATAAAGATTTGATATGAGCAAAAAGAACGAATTTACATACGACGGGGGAAGCCAGTACATTGACTGGCTTTGTAGCTCTAATAAGCTTGTTTTGCTCCGTGACAATGATAATGTAAAGGGTGAGGACAGAACGGAGATTGCGCGCGCCCTAAAGTGCAAATCTGGCGATATCCTTTGCCTTGTACTGGGTCGGAATATCAGTTCCTTTGCCTATCATAAGATTATTGAGGATATGGAGGGGCGCACTGTTGAAAGTATCGTCCAGTCCAAAAACCCGGTATTTTCTTCCATCTACTGGACCGGGAACAAGAAAGCGGCCCTTTCAGACCATACTATCTTTGTTCCCTGGGAAACACTTAAAGACACCATTAATGACTGGGATAACGCGCCTTATTTCTATCCCGATATTGTTTAGAACCTTCTTTCTCTAATTTTTATATATTTGTTTGACGGACACCCGGTTATGCTTCTCGTGTAGAAATGTTTCCGGGTGTTTTCTTTTGAGTGATATGTTAATCTTATGTTAAAATGACATACGCAATTGCTTATGTCTAAATAACTACCTATATTTGCAATGTCTTCTTAAGGGAGACAGTTATTTTAGGTCAAACAAATAAAAATAAGATTATGGAAGTTTACGTAATTGAAACAATGGGAGGGCAGATAGTTAACGGTGAATATAGCAAAGAAATTTGTCCAAAATTCCTTGAATCAGCAGTAAAAGACAATTTCAACAAATTGGGATATTGCCTCTATCAATCAAGCGAATATGAATGTATTATATATCCCAATCAAGAATCAGCCGAACATGCCATTGAATGGGCGCTAAATTAATTGTCAAACAAATAAAATCTTTACAATCATGGCAAATATAGACTTTTTCAAGAACCCCGATTCATACGAGGTATATGTAACAGTCAAGTTCGGAATATGGAAAGTGGCAGAAATAAGCCGTTTTCCGTCCCCTATAGACATTCTTTACGGCAATATCATAGAATATACCGAAAACAAGAATTTGTGCTCTGAAAAGGACATAAAAGAGATTGAAGAATTTACTATTAACAACGTCATAAACACTATTTTAAAATGAGAACATTAAGCAAAGGAAACTACCGGGTCGTATATGACCCGGCAAAGGACGAAAGCATGAGCATGATTGCCGTCTACAAGAAGAACCTGGACGGCACGTTATCCCTAATCAGTAAGGAGATGGGAGAAGAAAATGATAACGAGGTTCTGAGAGAACAAGCAATGAAAATCATTAACGAACTTAAATAATAGGAGGATTAAATTATGAATGCAGGTATCGTATTTTTAACTATCATTATTTTTATCGTTCATCTTATGCTGAGTGCCGAGGTAGGTTCTACGGCAGAAAGGATGAACCGAAGTTTCGGAGTGTGGATGCTTATGGCACTTATCATTTCCCCGTTTATCGCAGCCATCTTTGTTCACTGCCTGGGGACTATTCCGGTTCTCGAAAAGAAGGAGGATTCAGAGAATGAAACCGAGAAGTAATAGGTATATCTACTATTATGACAAACGGTCGAAGAACAAGCCGTACCGGGTTATAATAGAAGTTGAGAAGAAGAAGTACAATATCGGTTATTTCCGAACCGTGGAAGAAGCGAGAACAGCCCGTGACGAATTCATTAAAAATCATTTTTCCATCTCCATAAGCTGGCAACGGTTACAGGAAATGAACGTGATTGTGGATAAGATTGCCGAACTTTCGGAAATACTGTCTTCCTATAGGGATATTTCTACGAATGAGGTTTGCCGGAAAATCGGGAATATCAAGCGGAACGCGGTTTCCATAAAGAAAATTATAGTATAAATATACACTCAATTTGTATAATTATTCAATTTTGTTTTGTAGTAAGAATCATGGGTTTGGCGAAACCCAACAGACTGGGGACGTTGTGAAACGACCCCTTTCTTTTTCTAAATCTTGACAACCGAGTTAATAATACTTGAAGAATGACAAAAAACCATAATCTACCACTCCTTTTTCTACTGCGTTCGCTTCTTGTTCAAACACGATTGCATGGTAACAGTCATGGTTTATAGCCTGGATTCTCTTAATCCATTTCTTTATACCGCCACTGAAACCTGGGTGATATTTGATTAAGGCTCCTATTACACGCACGAGCCATTCCAGGGCGTAATACAGATAGAACGTCAACGGGATAAGGAGAAGTATCCAAGGGCACGAGAAAACGCCTGCAAGACCGCTAAAAAGCACGGTTCCCGGTATCATTAATGATTTCCATTGATAGGAATGCGTTTCTTCATGTTTTAGGAATTCTTCGTCGTAATACTCTTTTGCTTTCTTGCAAAGCAACCAGCAAAAAATTAGAATTGCGGAAAAGGTCGGAATGATAATTTTCGCAATTTTCGATTCATAAATTACCTTCATGTTACTAAAATTTTAGGGTTAAACACTGGGTAAAAGTAGGAATTTATAACGATAATATTGTCAATATTTATTACTATTTGTAACTGTCTGTAAATCAACACTTTGACGTTTTACCATAACGTTATTATCTAACCCCTAAAGGGGTACGTAGTTCCCTTTCTTCTTTTACCCTAACGGGTATATTAATAGGAGGAGAATATTGGGTGATATATTACGCGCGTGCGCGTGCGAGCGTAGGCGAGCGCGCGCATCATGTGCGCGTATGGGCGCACATGCGTGTGCATGTGTGTGCGCGCGTAGGGGGAAGGGAGGCAAGGCAAAGGACAGGAAAGGAGGGGAAGAAAGGACGAAAACGAAGAAGAAAGGACGAAAACGAAGAAGGGATTTTGAAAAAAGCGCGTCCCGGCAAAAATTTTTCCGAGAAAATTTTGTGGATTGAAAATTTATCCCTATGTTTGCAGTGCTAAAACATGGCGGTTAAGGTCTGATGAAGATTTGGGAGCCGCGAAAGAAAAAGGGGTTTCGTTTTTAGTTCTCACTAAATCAAGCTTCTTATCAAAAATTCCCCTTTTTCTTTGTTTTTGTTTTAGTGAAAAAGAAGTTGAAGAAGTGAGCGTCCTTTAGCAAGACGTAAAACAAAAAAGAAGTGGTAAGTGAGAATTAAAAACGAAGGTTATGAAAAAAGATACAGAAAAATCGGCATCACGCCAAGACATTTCAAAAAAGATTAAATTTCCTATTAAGGATTTTAAGAATATACAGACTATCCAGGATTATGAGTATTGCTGCGTATTGTGCGCTATTAGATTGATAAACAACAAGTATTGCAAGAGAAATCAGAAGAAATATCAGTATAAGACGTTTTGGAAGAGAAGTTTTACTACACAAGAACTGTCATTGAAGATTGCGGAAGAAGTGGGTATTTCCTACAGAAAAGCGAAGGATTATATCAAGTTTTTAAGACTGAATGACTATATTAAATTCCCCGAAAAGGATGTATGTACAATCATAAACAAGGATTTCAAGGATGTAACGGAAGAGATGTATTTACCGGATTATTTGCGTTATGTGATTAAGGAGAAAGGGGTAAAATGGTCTCCTATTTTTACAAGGATATTGAATTACATTTCAAAGAAGATAAGATATTACAAGTATTGTAAAGAGATTGCAGAGTACAATTTGGACGTATGGAATGACGAGGAATCAAAGAAAAATGAGATTTTAAAGATAGTCGAATGGCTGTACAATAACGAGGATTGGAAGGAATCAGATTATGATAAGGTTTACGATAAGGCTGTAAAGATAGCGCATAAGCACGCATTAGAGGCTATAAAATGGAACAATTGCGAAGCATCGTTCTATGAAAGTCCAAAGCGTATTGCAGGGCGAATGAAGTGCAGCGTAGACACAGTGAGAAAGTTTATAAAGGCATTGAAGGAAATTTTCGGAGATACGGTTTATATGAAACCGGAAAAGGCTGTTAAATCAATGAGGTATAATTATAAATCGAATAATTATACGGTAGCCTTACCGGATAGGGAAGAATGGAAGAATATATTTGCGAGAAGATTCGAGAAGATTAAGGAAGGTGTTTCAAGGATAAAGGATTCTGTTTATTATCTAAAAAGAGTTTGGTTCAGAAAAGAAAAAGGTTATTTGTGGGAAGACAAGGAATTCAATAGAATAGCAAAAAGAAGTGCTACTGTAACGTATGGAGAAAAGGAATTGCCATGCAAAAAGAGGTTGAGTTTTTATCACACCCTAAAAAAGAACTTGGAATACTGGGAGGACAATTTCGAGAAGGAAAAGGAGGAAGAGAAATATCTGGAATATATTCACAGGTCAGAAATACAGAGAGAAATAGAGGAAAATAATAGGATTGACCTTGTTGCAAAAAATCGCTGTACGGTATATGACTACAATTATTTCGACCCTAATACAAGTAGAACATATTATGAAGAATCGGAAGAAGAAAGAAATAAGCTTGGAAAGGAGATAGGAGAAATCGCCAAGAAAGCCAGGGAAGCGAGAAAAAATAAGTTTACTGTAGCAAAATACATTAATCAAGAATATGGAGACTTTGAGTTACCATCTCTATGATGATTACGAAACCGAAGACGTAGAACTGTACGCGGAACAGATGATACGGGAACGCATAGCGCGTGACGAGAAGCGACGCGAACAGATAGAAAAGGCTTTGGCGAAAGCCGAAAGGACCAGGAAACGGGTAGAAAACAGAAGACGGAAGTATATAAAGACAAACCCTATCCGCGCGAAGTACAAATACCCAGTATTGGATAAATATTCAAGTTAAAAGCTTGGTTATTTGACTGATAATGCCTATTTTTACCGTTGTAATTGCAATTTCGTTATAACTTAAAAAGGCATTATTCATGGATAATAATAGAAAAGAAGAGAAAGTGTTCGGACGTGCACAATTTGAACAATTTCTCATTGACAACGACTACGAAGCGTTCACCGCAAAGCAGGTAGCGGCTTTTGCTACTGATGTTTTGAACAAATCGGAAAACAACGAATTGGACGAGTTCGAGAAAGCATGTGCGGCTGCGGACTGGAAATCACTGGAAACGGTTAAAGTGCTGAATGACCTCTACGAGGAAGAACCTATGTTTGTGAGACCCTCACAGGTGGAAGTGATACCAGGAAAGGAAGGTATCTTTAAATCAATGTCCGGGAACCGTGATATGTTGCGATACAAGGAAACCCCTCTAAACATTTTTAAGGGCATAGCCGGAATGTGCGTATCTGATGATATAGAGAAGGCACGGAAGGGCGAACCTATCGGAACGGTCAGAAGCTGGAGCGGAAAGGAATATGTGAAGACCGCGAACGGCTGGGTACGACGCCAGGGAATCAAGACAAAGGAGACCGCGAAGGAGGAAAAGCCGAAGGAAAAGAAAGGCGGTTTTCCTACAGTTGAAAAACTTGTGGCTGCGGCTGCAAAGTCGGGGCACAACCCTAAAGAGGCAGAGAACGTTATCAGAGAACGCTATGACTATCTGAAAAAGAAATATCCGGAAGCCTCACCAAGTAAACTTGTACACATTGCATATACAATTTCCTAAAATTCCGTCGCATATGATTATGGGGAAACTACATAAAATAAGGGAATACGTAATGAGTTTATATTTTCCCGTGTTGCTGAGCATACCTATCTCTTTTTCCAACACGACATCCTTCATTGAGAAATATGTGTTTCGGGACTGGGAGTTCTTGAAATACCTAATGATTCTTATAGTGATAGACACACTTGTAAGCTGGGTATATCATATCAAGAACAAGGACTTTTCAAGCAAGGGCTTTTCAATGATTATCACGAAGCTTTTCATTTATTCCGCTATTCTGATTGTTTCGCATGTGATGGGGAACTTTACTGTGGAAGGCGGTAATGTGGAGATATACGCATGGTTCCGTGCCGTGGTGTGTAACGCGCTTATAATACGAGAATCAATCTCAATCGTGGAGAACGCGGCAAAGGTAAGCCCTACTTTGGTACCTCAGAGAATTAGAAAATATCTGTCTGATTTCGACGAATTCGGAGACAAGAAACCAAAATAAAAAATAATAAACAATGGTTATTTCGTATTTTATAATTAAAAATAAAAGATTATGAGACTGTATAGATTTTTAGACAAAGACAAGAATATTGATGTGACATTGGTAACTGATGGTAGTTGCGACCAGAAGAAAGTATTCATCACTGAATCACCGCGCGGAATTACCCCTAAAGGAAACGTGACAGACCCGGAAGGCGGTGCCGAGCTTTTGAAGCTTGGTTTCAAATGGAATGTAGGCGAAGCCGTGATGCATGAGGAACTTGTAGCATTTGCGGAAGAAAAGGGTTTGGAATTGATTATCGACCCCCAGGGATTGAATGAAATTGTTGCGGTAACGGCAGAATGGAACGAAAACGATGCATGCGTTATTACAATCAAGACAAGTGTTCCGGCAAAGAAGGATGTCGATATCTATTTCCCCAATAGCGTAGATTTGCAGGAAAGCGCAGAAAGATTTGGAGTAATCAGAGGAGACCGCAAGACCATTGCTACCAAAGTTATGTCCGGAAAGCCTATGGCGTTTACGCTGGCTGACCTTGGTTTGGATGCAAAGGAAGACTTGAACGTGGTTGTAATGACAGATAACAACACATGGCGCGAAGAACTCGTAGCCGAAAACAACTAAAGGGATTATGCTACGGTTATTGTTTACAACAGAAGATAATGTCCACCAAATGACTGTCGTAACTGACGGTATCGACAGTCAGATGAAGGTTTTCGTGACGGAAAGCCTCTATGGTGACGTGGAATATTATAAGGGGCTGGGTATCGTGATTGAACCCGGACACACCTATAATATCGGACAGTTCAAGGAATGGGCGTTTAAGGCGCTTGTTAAGCTTATCTCATATCCGGAAGGATTCGGAGAAGAGGGCGCGGTATTGTCGGATGTGCAGGAAGTTGTGGAATACGTATTGGAGACTAAAGAGCCTACACTCAATTTCCCGGCAAAGGGAGGTGATGATATGTGCGTGGTGACGTCTTCAAAACAGACATTCAAGAACGGACAGCCAGTAGGACACCCGGAAGGCGTCCCGGTTACATTCTCAATATCTGGGGCAGGATTCAAGGTTGACGGTGGAGGACAAGTAACGGTTGACGAGAACCCTAACAACACGGCAAGAAAAGCGGTAGTGACGGTTAAACAGAATGAAAGCGGAAAGACATTGCAGATTACATGCAACCAGGCTGCATCTACTGTAACCTACGAATATGCGCTTACAGTAGACCCGACAGAGGTAACGTTTGATGGTGCAGGAGGCGAAAAGCTTGTCACTGTTACCTCTACAAGAACAAAAGTTCTGAATGGAGTAAAACAGCAGCCAGAAACATATCCTACTGATATAGAACTGGCAGGCGTAGGGTTCGATTATGAGGAAAGCGGAAATAACTACAATCTGAAAGCTTCTGAGAATACCGGAAGCTCACAGAGAACAGGAAAAGCGACTATTTCGCAGGATGGTGGAAAGACTGTACAAGTGAATTTGACGCAGAATGCAGCTACAGTGACATACGATTACGTTTTGACTGCAAATTCACAGACTATACAGTTTGTAGCGCTTGGAGAAACGAAGAGTTTACAAATTGTTTCAACAAGACAGAAAAAAGTCAACGGCAAACTGTCTGGTGGTGTCGAGAAGGTAGATACGACTGCACAGATTACCGGAACTGGATTCAGCCAGACTTCATCTGAAACATCTAATGGAGAGAATTATAGTATAGTGGCGGCTGAAAATAAGGCAGAAACAGATAATGACGGTTCTATTACTATTACACAGACTGGAAGTAACAAGACGGTAAAGGTTACGTTAACACAGCTTGCAGCGACAGTTACCTATGAATATACATTGACTACAGACCCGACAACACTTTCATTTGCAGCAGCAGGAGAAACAAAGATATTCGGTGTTTCAAGTAAGAAGCAAAAGAAGGTAAACGGAAAGAATGAAGGTGCAGCAGTGACAGTAGATTATAATACGGTTGTAAGCGGTACAGGGTTTACTAAAGGCACTACCGAATATTATGTAGTGGCGGCTGCAAATACTGGTGCACAGCGTACCGGAACGGCAGTTGTGACAGCAGTAGAAGGAGGTAAGAAAGCTACTGTGAATTTAACTCAATTGGCTGGAGCTTAAAATTTATTCATGATGGGAAAGAGAAAAGGAAAGATAATACAAAAAGCGGAAAAGCCGGATTTGGTTGCAAGTCTTTCGAGTTTGTCCATTGAAGAGATAGACAGGCTGCAAAAGGCTGCACCTATGGCATTCCAAAGCAAATTGCAGGCTGCGTTAAACTCAAACGATGCAGGGGAGATAATGAAGGCTAATTTGTATCTGGGAGAAATTAACAGGCAGCCTACAAAAATACAGTCTGTTTTCTTTGACCCTAACGACATATCCGGCAACGGAAGAGGATTCAAGGATTCCAAAGGAGTTCTATCCTTTTCCGTATTGCGTCGGATGGGAGATATCCATATAGTCAAAAGTATTGTGTCTACACGCGTGGAACAGATAATGAACTTTATGGATTTTTCGGAAGACGAGCAAAAGGAAGGCTTCACAATCAGAAAAAAGAAGAGCCTTTTTTCTACCGGGGATGAGAAATTGACAAATGAGGACAAGAAAAAGATTTCAAAGATAGTTGATTTCCTGGAAAAGGGAGGATGGACGGACAAATGGGACAATGTAGACAGCTTGCAGGAATTTGTAAGCAAGATAATGTCGGACAGTCTCACATTAGACCAGTTGGCCTTTGAGATGGTGCGCAACAGAATGTGGGAATTGCAGAAGTTCCGCGCTGTGGACGCTTCTCTGATACGTTTTCTTGACAGCGTAGACCCCAGACAAAGGGAAGGTTTCGAGCAGTACAGATTCAAGGGACATTTGCCGCGTTATTGTATGGTGTGGGACGAAATGATTCTTCACAATCCTATAACAAAGGAACCGATATTGTATTACCCGTGGGAGCTTGGTTTCGGTATCAGAAACAAGACGTCCGATGTGAGAAGAAACGGGTATGGAGTGTCGGAATTGGAAACGCTGGTAAACATTATTACCTGGATATTGTGGGGTTTTTCTTATAATGCGAATTTCTTTTGCGTTTCACCGGAAACACTCGTTACGACGAATAAGGGTTTAAGAAGAATAAAGGATTTGGTAGGTACAGAATTTGAAGTTTTTGATGGTGTGGAATACTGTAAGGCATCCGCATATAAGACAAGAATAGATGATTTGTACGAAACAAGACTGTATAACGGCTTAAAGATAAGAACAAGCCGCGAACACAGATTCTTGACTATAACTGATAAGGATAAAACTCCTAAATGGAAAGAACAAAAGGATTTGACTACAGATGATTATTGTTTGGTAGATATAAATACTTATGGAGATTTCCATGAAGAGGATTATTTCATAGGAAGAGAATATTTTAGGGAATTTACTAACCCGACAAAGGAAGCTGTTCTTAAAAAAGAAAGAACTTTCACCCCTTCTTTGGAGATGGTGAAAGATAAGCATTTTTGGGAAATGATTGGTTTTGCTTTAGGGGATGGTACCTGGTTGGAACATATATTTGAAATTTTTCCTCATCATACGAAAGATAAAAAACTTTTTGGTGATTTCTCTAAAGTGTTGGATAAATACGGAATAAATTATCGTATAAAGAAAAGTAATCCTTCCACACAAAGAAGTGACGGGGAATATGGATATCCGTATATATTCGTATATGATACATGCTTTATCGATTGGCTTATAAGTATAGGATTCGGATATACAAGGGACAAGAAGATACCCGTTTCTGTATTTAACTTGCCGGAAGAGTTGAGATGCGCGTTTTTGAGAGGATTGTTCTCAGCAGACGGACATACTTCGGTAAACATAATGGGGTATAAAACACCTACTATTTGTTGTGTGAATAACGATTTGAGGCAAGATATATTACAGTTGCTTTTGAGTGTCGGGGTTGCTGCAAGAGAGTGCAATAGAAGTAAAAGTAGATATAATGACCCAGTAACACTTATTATTCAAGATGTAATGTCTTTTGTTGATAAGATAGGTTATTTGCAAGATTATAAAAATGAAGGTATATTTAGAGGAGAAAAAACAAAGGACAGATGGGATTTGGTACCAAATTCTTTGGCTTTGGATATACTGGAAAACAACAGAGGAGGTGACATATCTTTCTCAAAGCATCATGTGAAAAAAGGTGGAAGGATAAGCAGAGGTAAATTAATAAGGGTTTTGACCGAGGCAGGATGTAATGTGCCGGAAATATTAAATTATCATTTCTATAAGGTAACGGATAATTCCAGACTTGTAAAGGAGAAGGAACAACTTTACGATATAGAGGTATTCAATGATAAGCATATATTTCTTGCCAATTATACAGCAGTTCATAACTGCCAGGGGTCACAGCCTAAAGGGTTTATCAATATAAAGAATCCTAACATATCAAACAGTACATTGCAGGAGTTTAGGCAGGCATGGACGCAGACGATGGCAGGATACCAGAATTCGCACCGCACCCCAGTCATAAACGGTATTGATTTGGAGTGGGTAGACTTGCAGAAACTTAGCAACCGTGATATGGAATTTAACGAGTGGATAAAGTTTCTTATCATAATGACATGTTCCGTATATCGTATAGACCCGTCCGAACTTGGATTCAATTTCAAGGAAAGTCAGCAGATATTCGGACAGGACGGGCAGCGCGAAAGATTGAAGCACAGCCGGGAAAAAGGATTGAAGCCTCTATTGATATTCTTGCAGGGTGTCATTACAAAGTATATTGTGAGTGAGCTGGATGAAAACTACGAGTTTGCATTTACCGGAATAGAGGTGGAAGACGAGGAAGCACAGGTAAAACTGGATTCTGAAAAATTGAGTAGCGGAATGGTTGCCATGCAGGATATATTCAAGAAGTACAACGGACGTGACTTTGACCCCGAAAAGGACATCATTCTTAATCAGATATACCAGGGGATGAAGCAGGCAGAAGAACAAAACAAGATGTTCGGAGCTTCACAGCCAGGACAACAGCCGGAAGGTGTACCGGAGGACGAGGAAGACCCGTTCGCACAATACAAGTCGTTTAACGAAAATCCTATAATGAAACCAGCAGTTGACTATTATTTAAAAAATCTTTACAAATAAGAAATTATGGAAACTTTTGATGATTTAAAACTGGATAGATACATAAACAAAGCTCTTTTGGAAAAGAGCCTGGGAAGACCAGAAATGTATGACGGGCTTTTGGAAATTGCGAAGGCACAACAAGGAGTGTATGTGAACAACGCGGTAAACCGGAAGCTTGGCATTGTTGGACTGCCATATAAGAAAAGAAAGGCTACGGAGGAAGAGAAAGCCGATTTAACCAAGACAACGGAAGACCTTTATAAAGAAGGTAGTGCGTGGAAGCGAGACAGACAGATTAAAGTACATAATAAAATAAAGTCCGAATATCGGAAGAAAATGCTATTTGAGACAAAACCGCGTGCTTACTTAATGCTTGGTGGTGGTGGTTCGGGTAAAGGGTATTATCTTAAGAAGATGAAGGAGAAAGACCCTTCTATAGACAAGTTACCCGTTATTGACGTGGATGATATGCGCGATATGATACCGGATTACGAAAGAGTGAAGGGGTTAGACCCGAAGAAAGCATCTTCTTATGTGCACGAAGAGGTATCGGATATAGGTAAAGCCATAGACAATGAATATATAAAATCTAAATCTTCTTTTGTAAAAGATGCTGTATTTGGAAACCCGGCAAAACTTGAAAAGCTTGTTGACGACTTGAAGGCACAGGGTTATGACGTTCATCTTGTAGGTGTGGCAACTGATTTCAGTACGGCTCTGGACAGAATACAGAAACGGTTTGAGAGAACGAAACGGTATGTACCTACAGAAGTGGCAAGGAAAGGACATAAAGGTGCATCCGAATCTTTCAAAAAAGTTATAGAAACACCATTAAAAGATAAATTTAAATCCGTTAAATTGTATGACGGAAATTCCGATAATGGTATAATTTATGATAATAAAGTGTTAAATCAAAAAGAACTTGATAGGTTTCTTAAAAAAATAGACTTATAAATTTGTTCAATTCTGAACAGTTTTATATATTTGCATAGAAACTTAAAGAAAGGAGTTAATTATGGAAAAGAAAAAGTACGGAATTGACATGACGGCTGATGAGTGGTTCGAGATTGAAGACAACGGTATAGGGGGAGAGTGGACGATGGAGGATGTTGCTAAATTAGGCCCAGAAGGAAGGGAATTTCATAGAAACGCCCCGTATAATCCTTACTTCCCTAAACCGGATATGTCTATTTTTGATGAAGACCTTTATGACGGTTATAAGATAAAGGAAAAGAAGAATGTCGGAAAAGAAAGTTGATGGTATAAGAACTCCTTTGGTATCGCGTCTTATTGGAGTGAAAAGATACGTGAAAGACCCTATCAGATACCCGAAAATACAATGCGGTTATGAAGGGCTTGCACAAACCATGTTTGCTACACAGTCGGACGCGATGATAAAGGAGCTTGTAAAGGAAATGATTAAAACGGTTGAAAGATGATATTCTCACCGGAAGAGATACAAAAACTGTATGATATAATAGACTACCGTCTTGCAAGAATTGTAGCCGATGTAATGGGGGATGAACTGTTGACACCGGAAGACAAGTCTTTGTTAAGACGGTATGGCTATAAATGGAGAAGGGAGATAGAAAAGTTACCACCCTATTTCCAATCCTATCTGTTTGGGAGATTGAGTGCGCAACTCACGCCAGCACAATTATCAACACTCAATTTTGACGATTTTACCAAGTATATAGACCGTCACCAATGGGCAGTTCTTACACCCCTGGAAAAGGAAGTGTATTATGCAGCAGCAACACGCACATATTCCTATATAAAGACGATGGGAGAACGGGCCAAAACGATAATGTCTAATGCCGTATCGGAAGAAGAGGTGAAAGCCCTTGTGGAGAAGCAGAGACAACTGGAGCTGGGAACGATAAAGAAGGAGATGATAGAGGGTGTCTTGAAAAAGAAGTCCGTTCAGAATATTGTTAGCAATATAGGACATTCCTTGGAAGACTGGAACCGTGATTGGGGGCGTATAGTGGAAACTGAGATGCAGAACATTTATCAGACTGGAGTAGCCCAGCAGATAATGAAGGAACAGGGAGCGGACGCGCTTGTATATAAGACAGTATATCCCCAAGCTTGCGCCCATTGCATAAGGTTGTACACTACGGCAGGAATAGGAAGCAAACCGAGGATATTCAAGCTTATAGACTTGATAAACAACGGGGATAATATAGGAGTGAAAGCCAAAGATTGGAAACCAGTGTTGGGAGCTACTCACCCCTACTGTTATGATGATAAGACAGAAGTTTTGACAAATGATGGTTTTAAATTCTTTAAGGACTTAAAAGGAGATGAGGAATTTTTGTCTGTAAATCTTGACAGTGGGGAAGGTGAATATGTGAAGGCTGTAAAATGGATAAATCAACCTTATAAAGGAGATATGGTTTTAAGGGAAAGTAGAGATTTTAATTTGTGTACAACCCCGAACCATTTTCATGTAGGAAAAACTTCAAAAACAGGTAATTGTCTTATAGAAGAGGATAAATTAAGAAATTGTTTTAAATTTCTTGTTACCATTCCTAAATGGGTGGGGGAAGATTTACCATATTTGGAGTTTGACGGGATAAAGTATGATTTTAAGGCTTTTGTAGAATTTATGGGATATCTTATGTCTGACGGATGTTGTTTACCACATAGAAAAAGGGTTAGTATTTCTCAGATAAAGCCAGATGTAAGAAAAGACATTATAGAATGTACTTCAAAGTTATTTCCTAATTGGGGAGAGGCAAGGGAATATATTCAAATAAGTTTGGCAAAAAGACCCGAATTATTGGATTTTTTTAGTAAAATGGAAGGACAATACACAAGAAGAATTCCTAATTTTATTCGTAATGCTACGCCAGAAACAATATCTATATTCTTGGAAGCTTTTAGAAAAGGTGATGGTACATTACATAAAGGAAAGTTTTGGAAGGGTTATCAGTTTAAGCCACAAGTTCATTATACAACATCTAACCCCTGGTTGGCTGATGAAATAGGAGAGCTTGTTTTAAAGACTGGAGAAAGACCTTCTTTTAGAAATCATGGTAAGGCAGTTTATGATGATAAAAAGAAAGGTAAGGTTTATACTTCCAAGCATGATATATTATGGGTAAATGTTTTAAGAAGTAAATATAATCTTCGAGAAAAGATGAAAGAAAGAGTTATTCATTATGAAGGTTATATTTATGACGTGGAATTAGAAAGAAACCATACTTTGATAGTAAGAAGAAACGGGAAAGTATGCGTTTCTGGGAATTGCCGTTGCGACCTTAAGGAGGTACCTAAAGGTATGGTTTGGAATGACGAGACGCATTCGTTTGAGCCGCCTAAAGAACCATATAAGAGGCAGGTAGAGAGAAAGAGTAAAGTAAAGATATATGTCGGAGATAAATTGTTTGAGGTATGATGTTCGGATATAAAGGAGATGTGGAAGTGTTAACCCTACGGAAGACAAGGGTAACAAAGGAATTTGTCAAGGAAAGCGAGGAAGAAATAGATGTGTATAATTGGGAGGTTGTCCCGGTACGTTTAGACCAGATAAAGGAAGACGAGTATGTATTACTCTATTGTATGATGAACGATACAAACCTATTCAAGAAGGGAGTGGAGTGTACCGACTTCAAAGGAGAGATGGAAAACGTTGTATTGGAAAGAGGAATAGTAATCTCCGTATGTGAAGACGCAAAACATCTTACGTTCACTATGCCTCATCAAGTGATGATACCGCTTGTTGACGAAAAGACATTTGACGAATGGACTGACGAAGATTGTTTCGGAATAAACAGGGGAAGTAGTCGAAGAAGTCCCGATAAAGAGATAGAACAAGGGGATGTAGAGGAATACGTAAAATTCTATAATGATAATCCAGAATACATGCATATGGGTGCAGGAACAATAAAGATAATGGAAAGAGGTTTGTCTTTGTATGAAGGGAAACTGTATAACATAGAGGCTGGGACGGAATATGCGCTTATAACAAAAGAAGGCTTGTTTCTGAAAACTGAACATTGATTATGGGAGAAGGAGGATTCAATACTGGGTTTGTGGAGATAAGGACGCTTGAAGGCGAAAAGTTCCTAAAGGATATAAGGATTAATGAAGCCGTAAAGACAAGACATTCCTATACGCTTGTGGAAGGTTTACATGTACGCGAAATGAAGCCGCGAGAATCAGTATATAACATCTATTTTAATGCAGGCAAGGAAGGTGTTCTTAACAGGATTTCGGGCGAACAAATGGTATGGACGTATGAGAAGAACTACCTTGTTCCGGTAAAAGTAAAGGAATTGAACATTTCCGACAGAATAGTTCTGTATGGGAACAAGAGGGGCAGGATTGACCGGATAGAAAAGGTAGAAACACTTAACAGGTATTTTTACAAGCCCGAATTGAAGAAAAACACTTCCTATTATATTGATAATGTCTGTGTTTTTGGATAGATTGTGTAAAATTCGTACATTAGCAGAAAATTTTATAGCTATGAATTTACGGAAATTATTTCATTTACAGACAGCAGAACAAAAGGTGTCTGAATACAGGGAGCTATTGAGACGCTCCGAAAAGATAGAAGCAAGAACGGAAGAACTTGCAAACGAATTTGCCGAAAGAAACCAGGTATTGAAAAGCTTCTCCCTGCTTGATAAGGACGAAAGAGAGATTTCAGAAAAGAAATACAACGAGTTCTTGAAGGAGCATGCTTCACGGGTTGCACAATTGCAGAAAGACAGGGGCAAGGTTTTCAAGGCTATTGCCGCATTCCAGAAAGACGAAGATATAGCGGAAGCCATTGCGGATGTATATGCAGTTCATGTAGCAAAGAAAGCATGGAAAAGTAAGAAGCTTTCCAAAAGCGCATACGATGATATCATGAAGGCAAAGACCGGGGTAGTCAAGTATGCGGACGTGCTTTTGTTCAGAGGCGGTAAGTTGCTTATCTTACAGAGAGCAGGTGAAAATATGAACTATACACCCGATTGGTGCATACCTGGGGGACATGTAGACGAAGGAGAAGATTTTCGTACAGCCGCACAAAGAGAGCTTTTTGAAGAGACTGGGATAGACGTTCCGGAAGACACCCTTATGGAGGTCGGTGTAGCCAAAACGAAGAATGCGGAAATTCATTACTTCATGGGACATGTTGATGATGAATCCCCGGCTTTCGTGGTGGTTGACGGTGAAGAGGAAATTGGCAGTATGTGGATTAATCCGGCTACAGAATTGGATGATTATGATTTTATCTTTGACATGAAAGACAATATCAAGAAGATTTTGGGCTTGGAAGTGAAACCCAGCCCGGTAGAAATCGTGATGAAGGCTTTCCAGGAAAAGAAGGTGACGGAAGACGTGGTAAAGTCCGTGTGCGAGAAATACCCTAAGGAGATACGGAAAGCGAACAACAAGACCGATTTTTCACACAGTGAAAGAAAGGACTTGGCAAAGAAAGGAGAGGCAATGCCGAATGGGGAATATCCTATCAGAAATAGCCAGGATTTGAAGGACGCTATTAAGTTGTCCGGTGCTTCTGACATGCCGAAAGAAAAGGTTAAGGCGTGGATTAAGAAACGTGCTAAAGAACTGGGTCTTGAAAGCGAATTGCCGGAAGAATGGAAAAGTAAGGAAGTTGAAAAGACGATGGACTGTAACGATGCGAATGCTATTTGCAAGGAAGATTTGGACAACAAGCCAAAAGGCCCGGAAGGTGACGGAATAGCAAAGAACGAGGAAACGGAAACTACGAACGAAGAAGCGAACAGCGAGGAAATAGAGAAGTCGGAAGATGGACTGACGGTTTCCATGAAGTTTTCTTCTGTGGAAGACGCGATGATATTCAAAAGTGTTATTTCCGAAATGATTCAAGAGGGGAAGGTGAAAGCCGATGTACTGGAAAAGGCAAAGAAGGAGGACAGTATGTATACGGTGTTTGCCGATTTCGCTAATTTCCTGGAAGGCGTTAAGACGCGTTCAAAAAATGTGCATTGGAAAGAGGAAGACAATGCCAAGCACAAGTATCTGGACGATTTGTTAGAGGAGCTTTCCGACTATGAAGATAAGATAATGGAAGCCGGACAAAGCGGTTTCGGCCGTTTCAAGGACGGGGAGATAAACGGTGAAGAAATAGAGGTGAATGACCCTATAGAATTGGTGGACCTCATTATAGACCGTACAAAGGAATTCTATTCCAAGCTTGACAATAACCCCGAATATGCCGGGGAAAAGTCGTGGGTAGAAGACTTCATGGCAACACTCAAGCAAACTAAATATCGTTTACAATTGCATTAATTGTTTTGGGGAGGGGTGTAAACACCCCTTCTTTTTATTAAAGGAAGACATGGAAAAGGATATACTGAAAAGCATGTTGTGTGACAAGCTGGAAAAGGCAGTATCGCACAAGTATGTACGGAAAGAGCCGGACGGAAAAGGCGGTTTTAGATACATATATACCGAAAAGGAAAGAGAATCGACAAACCAGGTCATTAACAGAAGCGGTGACAAGTCCATAGAGAAGACCGGAACGAACCCGGCAGCAGTTACCAAGGGACTGAAAGCATGGTTGAACAAGAATAACATAGACTACGATTATAATAAGGCGAAAACAACCGCGAGCAGTTATTTCAAGTTTGAGACAGGGAAAGGGAGCTATGAGATACGTGTTTCCAATCATACCAAAGCGAATGCAGACGAGAAAGGCGGTATAGATATTCAATCCTATGGTTCAAATGACGGTTTCAGTGTTTCTATAGATACGGCATACGGTTTTACTTCCAAGGATATACAGAACATTATTAAAGACACTGAAAGAATAAATGGGGAAGTCCATAAGAACGAGAAGTTAAAGAAGATGTTGGAGGATGAAACTCTACTGGAGAGATTTTATAATGAAAGGTTTATACCTTCCAAGCATACAAAGTTTATTGAAGATGTTGTTAACAGTATTGGAATAGAAGAATCGGAGTTTGGGATATTGGGAGATATTGTAAATAATATGTTCGACCAAAGTTTACACAAAAGCGGTGTATATAAAAAGATGGTTGAGGAAAGAGAGAAGAAGATACAAGAACAAAAGGAGAAAGAGGCGAAAGAAAAAGAAAGTAAGAAGGAGAGAAGGGACAGGGTGATGGAAGAATTGAGCAACCATATATTCAAGCAAGAAAGTTCGACCACACCACCGGAAAAGTTCGAGAAGATTGTACAAGAAAGAAGTAACGGAAGGGCAAAGGGCTTTACGGTAATCGGAGAACTGGGAGAAGGAGACAGAAAGAAATATTTCTATGAGTGGGCGTACCCAGTGCCAGAAGGCAAAAAGAACTACACCAAGCCTTCTGATAAGTTCGTAGATAATTACCTAAAAAGCAAGGAGTGAATAATTTTTGCATAAAGTTTGTCTATTTGCATAATAATTCATACATTTGAATCGGTAAATACGTAAATAAATTTTTATTCAGTGTAAACAACTGATTATAAGATATTTACATAAAGATGTTTATTTTAATCCGTTGTATTTCAGATTATTAAAAGATGTTTGAAGTAGATTCAAAATTTAATTTTTTCACAGAAGCAAACTTTGAAAAATCAGATTTCAACCCTATGGATTACGCGGTAGGTGATGATAGAAGATACGAAAAAATGATTTTTGAAGGTTTGGCATCCGATTCTTCCATAGATTCGGAGGATGAATCTATGAATCCCAACGGATTTGTAATAGACCGCTTTTTAAAACACGGTCTAATCAATTTAGACCATTTGCCATCACGAAGCCCTATCAATAAATCAAGGTTCTGGATAGGGCACCCACTGGATGCTTATGTAAAGAATAATAAGTTTTATGTACGTTGTCAGTTGTGGAAAAAATCTCCGGAAGCAAGAGCCTTTTATGACAAGGCACTTGAAATGCTTGCAAGCGGCACCGACCGGAAGCCAGGTTTCTCCGTTGAGGGGAGAGCGCTGGAAAGAGACAAGAACAATCCTAAAAAGGTAACGAAAGCGCTTATCACAAACGTAGCAATGACAATGACACCCGTAAATGCAAATTCGTTTGCCGATATAGTAAAGGGCGTGCAGACAGTAGATTTCGTGGAGAGCAATAAAGAAGAAATTAGCAACGGTTCCAATAACGTTCTTGTAGAGCTACAGAAGGACGGATATAATATAAAGATAGACAAGTCTTTCAACGTTACCATTAACCCTATCATAGTGGAAAGAGACGAAAGATTTCAAGAGCTTTATAAATATTATCTGAACGGCAATGTAGGATTGAACGTTATAAAGGACTATTTGAGAACCGTTAATAAATAAGTTTGTACACAATTAAAAGTTTAATAAAGATGGACGAAAAATATTTGAACGACCCTATCGTATCTCTGATGAAGTCTATGGGATTTTCTGATGAGTACATTATGGCGAACGTGAAAATCGAAAAGTCTGAAAACGGAGCAGCAGCAGGAGACCATGAATCCGAAACCAAAGAGGAAAAGGATATCAACAAGCTGGAAAAGGAAGCCGTGAAGGACGAAGAAAAGGTAAAGGAAGACGAGAAGAATACGTCCGAGGACAAGAATGCAGAAAGCGAAAAGGTGGAGAAATCCAACGCGGAAGATATTATGAAGTCTGTAGGTTCTGTATTTGCCCCTCTGATGGAAAATTTCCAGAAGTCTATGGAAAAATTCCAGGAGACAGTGGATGGTATCAGTGAAAAACTTGACAAGATGTCCGGCGTTACCCCTATGTTCCGTTCAGAAGGACTTAACAATATGACAGCCATTCAGAAATCTTTCGAGGAAAGAAAGGATGAAGCAGGCAAATACGAAGTTAACGTAGTGAAAGACAGACCTATGGCAGTAAAGCTTATTGAAAAGTCTTTGGAAGAGGCACCGGAAGCTATCGCTAAGTCACTGGAAAGTGATGCGCTTGCATATCTTATCAATCCGGACGCTGAAACAGTAGGTGAAAACCTGGCGCGTTACATGTACGAAAAGAACGGTGTAAAATTCGTGAAATAAACTCTATTAAAATAAAAGAATATGGATTTGTATAATTATAGCAATCAAAACGGTACTGGCGACGTACTGGGCGGCATGGATTCAGCAGAAATCTTGAAAGCGATGGAAGCAGGTCTTAAGACCGGAATGCAGTATAACAACGAAATCAACAATGGTGGTGGTCTGAAAGTTGAATCCCTGGATTCAGTCTTGAAGATTCTGGGCAACCGTATGAACCAGTTGGTTTATTACATGGAAATGCCTAAACATAAGATTGACAACACTGTACACCAATACAATCAGTTGTATAAGTATGGTGAGGAAGTCGGTATTTTCAACGCAGAAGGCGAGACCCCACAGGAAACCGATTCTCAATACAGACGTAAGTCAATCGTAACTAAGTTCATGGGTGTTTCCGGACAGGTTACACATCCGGGAATGTTGGTGAAATTGGCTGGCAACATGGATATGTACCAGAAGGAAGTAGAAAACAAGACTATCCTTTTGAGTACCATTATTGACACACGTTTGGTTGACGCTGATTCTTCTTGTGTAGCTGAACAGTTCGACGGTGTTTTCCGTCAACACATGTTGGGTATCAACGAAATGGATGGCGGTACGGCAGAAGGCAAGACTTCTGAACAACTGTTAGACGGTTATTTCAACAGTCCGGCAGTTATCGACGCACAAGGTTCTGTGCTGAACGACAACTTGATTCAAGACGCTGCAAACGTCGTAGTGAACGTTTATAACGGTTATATCGACCGCATCATTTCTAACCCGATTGTGTTCAACAACTACGTTAAGATGTTCCACGAAAGCAAGCGAGTTATTGTAGGTCTTGCAGCTTCTGTAACAGGCGCAACAATGGGACAGTCTGTAAACGACGTTACAACTCAGTTCGGTAAGATTAACATTAAGAACGACCGTTTCTTTGACGAACGCAAACCTATTATGGTAGGTAAGGGTGCAACAAGTGCTAAAGCCCCGGTTACACCGACAAAGGGAATAGTGATTGCAGCAAAATCCGCAGACATAAAGACCAACTTCGGACAGCATGCAGGTTCTTATGGCTACTTGGTAACAGCAAAGAATCGTTATGGTGAATCTGCACCTCTGAATATCACACTTGATGGCGCCAAGGCTGTAGCCGCTTCTGAATCAGTAGAATTTGGTTTTACCGCTGGCGTAGGTGGTGCATTCCCTGCTACTTGCTTTGTGGTATATCGTACCAAGAAGAACGCGGTTTTGAATGCAAATACCGAATACTTCCCTATCTTTGAGGTTCCGGCTTCACAGATGGCAACAGGTTATGACGGTGCAGCCGAAAATTGTGTACGTGACCGCAACCGTATCATTGCAGGTACCAAGTCTGCTTTGGTATATTACAATGACAGTCAGATTAACGAATACTTGCAGTTTGCTGATACTATGAAGATGGACTTCGCTGTTACATCTCCAAGCAAGCGCTTTGCAATTCTGAACTACGGTACCCCGGTACTGTATCAGCCTGCAAAGATTGTACGTATCGTTAACATTGGTGAAGAAGGCTTGTAATTAGCTTGATATAAATTTATAGGTTTAAGAAGTGAAAAGTGAAAGGGAGGGAGTAATTGAACTCCTTCCCTTTTTGTTTAAAAATTTTGTATTATGGAAAAAGTGATTTTAAAAAGTCGGGTGTATAACAACCATAGAATTGTACTTAATGGTGGCCCGGTACAGTTTGTTAACGGTAGAGCGGAAGTATCGGAAGAACTCTATCAAGAAATAGTAAGCCGTAAACTTCCCGATATTTACAAGGAAGGTGAGGAACCGGAATTCAAAACACGCCTTGAAGAAAAACTTCGTTCGGAAGTGAAAGAAGGGAACAAGGAATATGAAGAGGAAATAAAACGTCTTAAGAATATCGTCGAGGCGCAGAAGGTTGAAATTTCCAAGAAAGAAAAGGAAATTGAAGTATGGAAGAAATGCGTCGAGGACTTGAAAGCAGGAAACAAGGAGACGCAGGCAGTAGTCCCCGAACCGGAAGCAAAGCAGGAAGCCTCTATTAAGGAAGAAGAGGACGACGAGGTAAAGACGGCTCTTAAGAAAATGAAGGTTGACGAACTGAAAGAACTTGCAATGACAGAAGACGGAGGTTCTTTCAAGGAAGAAGACCTTAAAGGCAAAAAGAAAGAGGAAATTATAGATATGATTTTGTCTAAATAAAAATATTTTACAAAGATGGGTGGTCGATTGACGTTTACGATAAAATACAAGAAAAATTCCGGACTTGTGCTGTCTGTAGCCGAGATATGGCAGACATACTTATACGGAATAACCATTGACGGAGGGCAGGGAGCATCATTTACGGACGAATCCATGCGCTCCTATATAGAATCAGCACAAAGAGAGGTTGAGAATTGGTTCAATTTGAAATTTGTAAAGCAGTTAATCGACCAGTCTTTGACTTATTACCAAAAGGACTATTGGCAGCAATTCCCTATATTGTTCCCGTCATATCCGGTAAGGGAGCCGTTAAGCATGATTGGGATGCTCAATAAGATAGAGCAGATTATATACCCCCAAGGATGGCTGTCATGCGAGTATGACAGTGGTATGGGACAAGGGAAAAGAAGGCTGAGTGTTGTTCCTACAGGGTCTTCCACGACACAGGGAAATGCGGAAATAATATTGACAGGCATAACGTCTCAGATTGGTATGCAGCGTTTCCAGTATATACCGGATTATTGGAGGGTACAGTATATAACCGGGTGGGATGTAGACCAAATGCCTATGGACTTGATTAATCTGTTAGGAAAACTGGCTGCATTATCGCCTTTGGGAATTGCTGGTGACTTGATTCTTGGTATTGCAGGCGTTTCTGGACAGTCTTTAAGTATAGACGGATTAAGTCAAAGCATAAGCACAACGGCTTCTGCGACATTTTCGGGATATTCGGCTCGTATATTGGAATATCTGAAAGAGATAAAGGAAACGACAGGAAGATTGAAGTTAGTGTATGATGAAGTGAAATTTGCAGTATTTTAGTATTATGGAAAGAACGGTATATATATATGCTTTAGTAGGTGGTGAATCAGATATTAGGTATATCGGACAAACAGTTAATTTAAAAAGAAGGTTTAGTGAGCATAAAAGTTTTAATTGTAATGAGCCAGAAAGAAAAATAAAATGGATTAAAGATTTGCAAGCTAAAGGAGAATCTTTAAGTATGTTTATTTTAGATGAGTGTTTTTCTTCGGAAGCAGATTTTTTAGAAAAATATTATATATCTTTATATAAAAGCTGGGGTTTTGATTTATTAAATGAACAAAGTGGGGGTAGAGAAGGGTTTAGAAATTCTTTGAGATTAAAAGAAATTGCAAAGAAAAGTTTGGATGAATATAGAAAAACTCATTTGCATTTTATGAAAGGCAAACGTCATTCTAAAGAATCTAAATTAAAAATGAGTAATACAAAGATAGAAAAAGAAGGTTCTATTATTCAGTTAGATTTAAAAGGGAATTTTATAAAAGAATGGTTTGTCGGATATAGAAAAATAGGTGAAGAATTAAATGTAAATGGGAGCGGTATTTTAGATTGTTTATGTGGTAAATGTAGAAAGGCATACGGATTTATTTGGATAAGAAAAGATAATTATTCAGATAAAGAAGTGAGTAGAATTGTAGAAATGCAAAAACGTACAAGAAAAAGAAAATCATTACCACCTATATTACAATTTTCTAAAGAAGGTGAATTTATAAAAGAATGGGGAAGAAGAAAAGATTTGTTTTGTATGTTTAGCAGTTTATCTCCAATAACATATTGTTTAAATCATAGAAGGTTGTCGGCAGGTGGTTATATATGGATTTATAAAGATGAATATACAGATGAATTATTGAAAAACAAAGTTGAATCTTTAATAAAGAAATAAAATGCCAGAAACAAGGAACATATTACAGTCTCCATCTTCTGGATTGAGTAATTTCCGACCGGAATTTTTCAAATCGGAGTTCGACCAGGCGATACAAGCCAAAGGTTACGATGTGGAGATAATGCGCGCTTTACGTTGCCCGTGTCATGGAAAAGAATCTGCACTGCCGGACTGTCAGAATTGTTTCGGTACCGGATATTTCTATGTGAATGCGATACATACGAAAGCACTGATAACAGGGATTAATTTTACCGACAAATACAAATCATGGAGCCAGGAGCTTTTAGGTACAATGGCGGTAACAGTGAGGGATATAGACAAGGCGAATTTATCCTATTATGACAGGATTTCTTTCAGAAATGAAATATCGTATTTTTCTGAAAATCTCCCTATAAGATACGATGATATGGGACAGCCGTTTGTGTTCACTACATACAAGCCAGTACAAGTATTGGCTATGTATCTGTTCGAGGCTTCAAACAAGCCTCTCATAAAGACGGACAAGGGACATATAAGCGACGTTAATCCCTATTGTATCATACTGGACATGGATATAGACGCTTTGCCCGAAAACGGTTTTGTGTCGGTATATTACAAGCATAACCCGGAATACCATGTTATAGACTTGCCGCATGAGATACGCGCTTCATGGGTTACCGACAAGAAAAGCGGACAACTTAATAAGATAGAGCTTCCGGTTCAAGCCATTGTAAGAAGAAGCCATCTTATAGCGATGGAGAAACCTAATTTTGATGGTAGCGGTGTGATATATAATGAGGATGTATAATTTGCTTCTTTGAAAGAAAATGTTTAGTTTTGTACAAATTTAAGCATTTTGTTAGTATGAGAGCAAAGAAAGTATTGGAAGTCCTTGGTATAAGCCGGGCAACATTATCCAATTATGTAAAAGAAGGAAGGATAAAGACCCACAATTCCGCTACACAATGGATAGATTACGACGACGAATCCGTATATGCGATTGCATCTAAAGGACAAAGAAAGAATGTAATATATGCAAGGGTTATGAACAAACATAATCTTAACAAGCATATAGAAGCATTGGAAAGGTATTGCAGGGAAAACGGACTGCACGCCAAAGATGTATATAAGGATGTGACATTTAACGTTACATTGGCGCAAAGAAAAGGGTTCAATAAGTTGTTGGACGATGTGATATCCTATAAGATAGGAACGGTAGTAACACTGAGCCGGAAAAGTCTGTCGGGAACGGACAGTGATTTTATAGAGATGTTGTTTGCAAAATTCGGGTGTGATGTAAGGTATATAACGGAAGAGTAGGATGTTACCTCTATATGTTGACATATCGGAAACGGTTGCGGAATTCGCGTTGACACCACAAGAAGCGGAATTCCTTGGAACACGTCTTGTTGATGATGTTGTAAAGGAATATATGCGAAGATGGAATGCGCTTGTGGATTCTGAACTGCATCAGACACGGGGAATATATCGGTCTGCCATGCAGGTAGACCGGACTTCTGCCACCTCTGTAGAATTCGTGCTGTCTGCAAGGGCGGCAGGGCCGCTTCCTATGATGCTGGAAGAAGGAGCAACACCCTTTGATGAAAAGATAGGGTTCCAGCGTTCGGACAAGGCAAAGATAAAGAAGGACGGTTTAGGATGGTATCTGACAATACCGTTCAGACACGCCACACCCGGAGCAATAGCGGAATCCGGAATATTTAGCTCTGTTATGCCTAAAGATGTGTACGATATGGCACGTAATGCAGGAGGACAGCCGTTGAAGCTTGCAGACTTGCCGATAAGCCAGCAAGTAAAGGGAAGCCGGAAGGAAATAAATATACCCGGACTGAACGTACCGGAATACATGCACAAGTCAGCAAAATATGAAGGTCTTGTAAGGGTTGAGGCTCGAAGTTCAGACCAGGAGAAGAGAGGTCAGTATATGACATTCAGAAGGGTTAGTGACAAGTCAGACCCTACAAGTTGGTTTAATGGTGGTATAACAGCCAAAAAATTAATGGATAGGGCTTTGGAAGAGGCGCAAATAGAATATGTTGCAGAAATGGCGATAGACGAGGCATTAAAACAAATTAAAGGGATATGATTGAGATAGTAAAAGTAAAGCAGTTTATAGTTTCAATATTGAACTATATACCGGAAGATTACAGACTGCACCAGGGAGACGAACAGAATACTTTCCTATACAGACTTCTTAACGGAATGAAGGAAGGGAATTTTGATTTTTACGACCAGGCAAAGAAGCTGTTTTTAAGAGGAATGACAAACCCCCGTAATTTAAGGGTGTTGTTTGAGTTTCCGAAAGACAATACCGGATTGCCAGCCTATGTAATAAGGGAACCGGGTGCAGACCCAGGAGCAACCAATTCCATAGGAAAAATGAATGGACAGATATACGATGGCGGTGCATGGCAGATAAGAGACAGCCGTTTCCATAACTTTGAGATAATGTGTCTGTCGGACAACATGCTGGAAAGTATAATTATGTCGGAAGTTTTGTATGCGTTGATAATGGGTTCCTACAACTGGCTTTCTACCCAATATGATTTGGTAGAGGTGAGGATAACGGAATTAATGACGAACCAGAATGTATTGCCTATTCCTATATTCATAAAGTCTGTAAGGCTTGACTTGACTTTGGACCAGATTGTAGGAACACTGATAAACGAAGAATTGCTTAACAAGATTGCATTCGAGAATGCAGGGATAGCAGCCGAAAAATGGGGTGGGGACAATTATCAAAGAGACTATGAGTTACCCGGTGTAGAATCGGACATTGATAAAATTGTGACTAAATAGTTGGTGTAAGGAATAAAAATGTTTAACTTTATACCGAAAATGTATGAATGTAAGGATTTGATAGGGAAGTTCTTGCAGAATTTCGTGGACTAATAAAAGAAAAATAATATGGCATCAACGTTTATTTTCAACGGTCGGCAGATTTCATTGCCCGGTGTCTACTCCACTATTGTAAGTGGGGAAATGAACCCGGCACGAAATCTTGACTATGGAAAAGTCCTTATTATTGATACAGGAAAGTATTCAGCCGGATTTGGTGGCGGTGCTGGTATCAATGGCGAGAATGCGCAGGGACAGAACGCTATCTATACTTTCGACAATATCGCGGATTTTCGTGCTTTCATGAAGGGAGGTCTTTGGTGGAGGGTTGCCGAAGCTCTGTTTGCACCAGACCCCTCAAACCCCGACGCAGTAGGAATTTCCGAGCTTGAATTTGTTCGTGCAGCGACAACTACAGGCGCAACAATGACGTTTGAGACGAAAGCAGGAGGCACGTTTGCGGTAAAAACATTGGACGAAGGTTTGGTAGCCAACGGTTCGTTATTGAACGACGAGTTATTGACAAAAGGTTACGGTATGAACTTTATCGCAGGACGCGAAGACGCTACCAAGTGGATTTTGCAGTTCTGGAGAGGTACATATACTGGAACATACAGCGACGGTTTACCCTACGGAGACATCACGCAGGAAAACAGCGACCCCGAACTTGTTCTTGAATCACCGGAATTCAGTACCATGCAAGAGCTTGTGGATTGGGCACAGAATGATTCTAATTTTGCTTTGGCATTTGTGCTTGATTCAACTACCAATGTAAAAGGAAATGGTGAGATTACCGAAGGGGATATTACAACAGCACTGGGTGGCAAGCCTTATATTCTGGCAGCAGGCGGTACGGAAAGTTTCAACATGGACGACTTTAACGCTGTATTAGACCAGATTGTAGGTTTGGACTACAGTAACGTTATTTTAGACCAGGTAGGAGGCAACGCCTATTCAGCTATGACAAAAGCATACATTACACACATGAACGGTGCAGCCAAATTCCAGCATTTCCTCTATGTGGCAGGATATGACAAGGGAGCGGATTTCTCAAAGGAAATCGATTTGGCGAAAAAGTTTGACAGTTCGTTCGTGCAGCTTGTACACGGTGGAGCTGGCGTAGTGTCCGCATTTGACGCCCAGAAGATACGGTGGTGGGGAGTTATGTATAACTTGTGCGCCATTGTAGGACGTATTAGCGGCAAGCCGCCTTATGTACCGCCTACATTCAAGTCTATAGGTGTTGACAGATTGCAACACTCGTTGACTGAATCAGAGCAGAAGAAGGCATTGAAATACGGTATTCTGACAACTGTATTGAACGATTACACAGGAAAGTTCAATATCTTGCAGGGTGTGAATACATTGCAGGACAACGCCAATCTGTTCAATGCAAAAGGGCAGTCCTATTCCATTCAGTTTATGCGTATTGTCGCACAAATCAATAAGGAATTGATTGTAAATGCAACGCTTGACTTGCTGGGACAGGAAAACGGTGTTAACGCCAATACATTGACAGCAGGAGCGGTTAAGGACTGGACTGTGGCATACTTGCAGTCAAGAACCGCAACGGACGCACAGGACAATCTGATTTTATCGTTCAAGGACGTAGTGACAACAAGAAAGGAAGACGCTTATTTTACCACCTACAAAATTGTGGTAAATAACGAAATCACTAAGTTGTTCTTTACTGGATATTTAATTCGTGGATAAAACAAACCCTAAAAGATAAAAGATTATGGCAGTTTTTACAGCGCCTAAAGCGTATATTAAAATAGATAATCAAGTAGCCGGGTTTGTTCGTAATCTGCAATTCGCAGAAAACATCACCCGTGCGAACGTACAAGGGCTTGGTTCGCTCCTTAACCAGGAGGTTCCAGCCGTACAGTATCAATGCACATGGACGGTAGACCAATTCTTTATTGACTTCAAGCAGCCAGTAATGGAAGGCATGATGCACCGTCTTGGTTCCGTCAAGTCTATTGTAGACACCTTGATTTTGGGCGAGCTTGGTTTTGCCATTGCTATTTATAGCAAGACAATTCAGAGCCAGGATTCAACTACAAAGATGGTGACAGCAGTAGACCCTACCGGACAGACTATGTGCATGTTGAATCCGTGTTTTGTAAATAATCAAAATTTTTCATTGCAGGAAGCTGGCATTGCCGGGTATTCCATATCGGGAATATACCTTCTTCCGATATCTACACTTGAACTGTAATTTTGATTTTTATAAATATTTGATATTTAGGGAGTTACTAAATTGTAACTCCCTTTTATTTTGGTTATAAATAATTACAAATTACATTAATTATAGAATAATAAAATGTTATGTAATTTGTAAAATATTTTTATTATAGTGAATTATTGGTATTGTGAAATGATGTTAAACAACTCACATTTTACACATAAGCACTTGCGTATGTCATAACAAAATCTTATTTTTGCAATGTGGTTCTGATAAGGGAACCAAGAAAAAGAAGTCAAACAAATAAAAAGATAAAGATATGAAATCAAATGTAGAAAGAATGACGGAAGATTTGAAAAAGGTTTTGTTTTCAAATGTATATAGCTTTGAGATTGAAACGAAGGATATAGTTTTCGGATTTAATAAGGTATTGAAGAAAAGAACTAAATCAATGGCAAAGGCTATAGCTTTGGAACAAAAACTGAGAAATGATGTCGGACGTTATTTGTCCAGTACAGTAGTTGTTGCTTCTGTAAGAATGTACAAAAATGGAGAGTTAAGAGGTGAATTTAAGGCTAATAATTTTTGATTGTCAAACAAATAAAATTTTGAAGTTATGAACGTTTACAGCAAGTTTTGTCCGAATGTATTTTTAGCAAAGTGCGAAGAAAAGTATGAAAAGGGAGAAGTTATCGAAGTAACAACCAAGTATGGAAAGGAAAACGAATGTATTGTTTTCAATCTGATATACGAAAAGGATGGATTCTATTACTATTCGATAGTACGTGCAGACGGGTTCAATGTCCAGGAATGGGCGAAGCAAAGAGCAGAAAGACGCAGAATGTGGGCGGCTTCGGCAGAGCAAAAGAGTAATGAGTATTACGAGAAATCCAATAAAGATAGAGACTTCCTATCATTGGGAGAACCTATCAAGGTCGGACACCACAGCGAAAGAGGACATAGAAAAATGATTGACGAAGCCTGGAACAATATGGGCAAAAGTGTTGAGTTCAGCGACAAGGCTGTCGAACATGAAAGAGTAGCCAAGTATTGGGACAAGAAAGCGGAGGTAATTAATCTATCCATGCCGGAAAGTATAGACTATTACGAGCACAAGTTAGAGAAAGCCAAAGAATATCACGAAGGCTTGAAGTCCGGCAAATATCCACGTGAACATTCCTATTCTTTGACTTATGCGAAGAAGGCGGTTAATGATATGCAAAAGAATTATGACACAGCAAAAAGATTGTGGGGAGAACAAGAGGATTGAAACAGCCATTGAAAGGATAATAGAATATCTTTTCAATTACACTCCCAATTTTAAAAGAACCCGGTCAAAAATAGAACTCATGGAAAAGTTCTGGGAAAAGACCGGGATTTCCTCTAATAGGGCATTATGGGAATATATGGTGTTTCAAGGGTCTATGATAGAGAGCAGCCGATACAAGGAAATGATGTTCGACCCCTATAACTTGATAGGTCCGAAAGCAATAGAGAAGTGGAACAAGAGAGGAAGATACCAAGTATTCAGAGCTAACAAGTATCAGCGAGAAAGAGGATGGATAAGCCCGTTTAAGGAGAAGGAAGAGGGTTTATCTGAAAGATACAGGGAGATGTTGAGGAAAAAGTATTGGAACAAGGAGAAGGGGTTTATACTTTGCAGCCAGTACGGAGGATGGTTATTCGACAAAAATAGATGCAAGGATTGTATATTTTATAAGGCTTGTGAAAAATGACATAATAAAATTTTATGTTGTGAGATAATATTATTATATTTGCAACCATGAAAAAGACAGTGAAGGAAGAAGTTAGACCGTGTGTTTCTTGCAAGGAGAATCATTTCATATATGACCGCAATAGATGGTTATGCAAAGAATGCTACGACAATAGAAAGAAATTGAAACTGAATCGTGCTTCATTGAAGGAAGAGGAAAACAGGCTTAATGAAGTGTTTGCTAAAGTATGGGAGGAAAATCCGCATTATTGTTTCCATTGCGGGAAATGGTTGGGACTTGAAATGAAGCCTATTTTTTTCTCCCATATATTGAGCCGAGGAGCACACCCAGGTTTGCGCTGTGACCCGGAAAACATAGTTCTGGCATGTATGGAATGCCATCAGATATACGATTTCGGAGACAGAAAAAGTCTTAAGAATCAGATACCGGAAGAAAGGATAGAAAAACTTTTGGAGAAAGAGCATGGAAAAAGATGTTGATATATTGATAGGATGTGCGGAAGTGTTTAACGCTATAGGACTAAAAAGGGTATCCAGAATGATAGTGGATTATCTGGAGAACCCCAATAGTGATAAAGCGGAAATATTTCAGAAAGAGGTTGAGGTATGGAAAGAATACGAGGAACGTTCAAAAGGCAGAATGTTTGTGTTCAGTGACGGGGAACACGCCCTTATGAAGTATTTCATTATATCGTATGAAAAAGACTGGTATTCGGACGGGAACCCGGCTATAGTGATAAACAAGCTGGCAGATGAAAGCGCGTCATTCAAGGACAACCCTATAAAGAATTTATGGGTAGTGTATAATAGTGAGGAAGACCGGGACAGGGATTTTGAAAGATTGTTGATGATAAAATAACGCGAGGTATGAATTATGGATTATCCTATAAAGGAAGTAAATCTCGTATCGCTAAATGGGTTGTTGAGGCGCTTCCTTCTGCCGATGTATGGATAGAACCTTTTGCAGGTGGATGTGCAGTCACTCATGCAGCTATTTTATCTGGGAAATACAAAAGGTTCGTCATAAATGATATGACAGACAGCGTAAAGTTTTTCGTTGATGCGGTAAACGGGAAGTTCAAGGATGAAAACCGATGGATAAGTAGGGAGGAATTTTTCAGATTAAAGAAAGACGATACGTATGTAAGATTATGTTTTTCTTTCGGCAACAATCAGAGAACCTATTGTTATAACGAACAAGTCGAACCATATAAGAAGGCTTTTCATTACGCAATCTGTTTTGGTGATTTTAGTTTGTTTGAAGATATGGGTATCTCTATTCCGGAAGATGTATTTAAAAGATGTTCTTCTGCTAAAGACAGAAGGTGTGCGATAAAGGATATTTTGGTGAAGCTTAATTATCCAGATAATTTGCAAAGACTGCAAAGTATGGAGCGATTGGAAAGACTTTGGAGTTTGCAAAGTCTAAAGGGAATGGGTGATATTGAGGTTTTCCAGGGTGATTACAGAGAGTTGGAAATACCGAAAGAAGAGAAATATGTAATATATTGTGACCCACCCTATATTAATACCGAGGGGCATTTTACTAATTTTAGTCATGAAGAATTTTATGACTGGGTGAAACAACAAAAGAATTGCTATATATCGGAATATTGGATGCCCGAAGATTTTGAGAGGGTTGACTATATATATAAAACTGTATCATTTTGTGGAAAGAACAAAAGCTATAACAAGCAAGAAGGTCTTTGGATTTGTAAAAATAATTTATTTTAGTTGGTATGGGAAAATTTTTAATAGAAGACGTAAACGCGAAAGGATTGCTTATCTGGATGAACGACAATTTCCGGAAGCAGAACGGGAAACGGTTTACCCGTAATGATGTGCAGGCATATATAATGAGAGGACATCTACCCGAATATCTGGGAGGAAACGAGATTGTGGTAACACCTAAAAAGCATTGTACAATTAAGATGTACAACGTATTGGAAAATGACAATAACCCGGTAGTGGAGGAAGAAGAAAATGAATGTATTGGTAGCATGTGAAGAAAGTCAGAGAGTTTGTGAGGCTTTTAGAAAACGAGGACATAACGCCTTTAGTTGTGACATTGTAGACTGTAGCGGTGGGCACCCCGAATGGCATTTCAAGCAGGATGTTTTGCAGGTTATTCCCAATTTCGGAGGAAAGCTGCAAAACGGTGAAGAGTATTATTTGCCGGAAGGCGAAGAATGGGATTTGATGGTTGCACACCCACCTTGTACTTATCTATGTGTGTCCGGTGCTGCATGGTATTATCACCCGGAAGATAAGGGGCTGCCGATAGAACAGAGAAGACCACATCCGAAATATCCAAACAGGGCGAAAGACCGAGAAGAAGCCGTTAATTTCTTTATGGAGCTATATAATTCGGGCGTAAAAAGAATTGCCATAGAGAACCCAGTAGGGATTATGAGTACAAGGTTCAGAAAGGCAGACCAAATCATAGAACCTTGGATGTTCGGGGATGAAGCAAGCAAGAAGACTTGTTTATGGCTTAAAAATCTGCCTAAACTCACTCCTACAAAGATTGTCGGGAAAGGTGAAGTGGTGGAAGGAAAGAATGGTTTTAGAATGCAGAAATGGTATTGTGATGCCTACGGACTGCCTAAAGAGGAAAGACAGAAGATAAGAAGCAAGACATTTCCGGGCATTGCGGAAGCGATAGCGGAACAATGGGGTAGTTTAAAATAAATTTTGGTAACGTGAAAACAAGTAGTAATTTCGTGATTGTCTATGACTTTGAAACCGGGGGATTGCCAAGCAAGGAGAAGCAGGCTTTTTTGGATATCCCTTTGGTAGAAATGGCTATGTCGTGCATAGACATGAAAAAGTTGGAAATAATAGACCGTGCAGAAATGATATTCCCGTATAACTACAAGGAAGGACTTGCAGGATATTCGGAGGAAGCAACGGCAGTACACGGCATAACAAAAGAAGTCCAAGAAGAGAATGCGGTGCCATTGAAAGAGATATACAGCACTTGCAAGAAATGGTTCGCCAAATACAAGAATCCACGCCAGATGTGTACGCTTGTAGGGCACAATATCGTAGGATTCGATAACCCGTTTCTGAAAAACTTCTTCGCTTACATGAACGATAATATAGACAATTACGTAAAATACTACATAGACACGATGCAGTTTGCACACATGGCGTCTTTGGAACAGATGGACTACAAGCTGGGTACATGCTGCCAGAATGCAGGCATAGACCTTGTGGAAGCGCACAGGGCACAACATGATGTGGATGCGAATGCAATGTTGTTTATCTCCTACGTGAAGAAGTTAAGGGGTGAAGGTGTGGAAACGGTGCAGAAGAAAGAGAGGAGATATAGAGAGGACTTTCAATTATGTTAACGGGTGACGGAAAAGGAATACTTACAAACAACCAGCTTACATATCTGTACAATGCAGTAGACAATATCATAGAGAGACTGCCGGAAAAGGCGCTTAACCAGTTGCTTGAAGGATATGGAAACGACGTTGATACCATGCTAAGGGAAATGGTTTATCAGTCGGAAAAGGCGCTGTATCTGGGACGTACTATGGATTCGGAAAGTTTATCCTATGTGGACAACGTGAAAGCCTCTATGGACAATACGCTTAAGATATTGTCTCTCAATTATTTTATAACAACCATGCTTCCCAAATTCCGGTTAGGGTGGCGTAATATAGAGTGGTCTAATTTGACGCAATTATACCCGTGGAGCTGTTATCTATGCGCCCGGGCGAGTGGCAAAAGTTATCAATGGTCTTATGCCTTCATTCTGTGGCGTTTATGGTCGTACACAAGACCGACCGCCTACAGACAGGATACGACAGATAATGCCAACCGGAAAGAGACGTGCTATATCACTAATACTTTCACCCTGGCAAAAGTGCAGATAGCGAAAGTAACGGAAGAGATAGAAGCAAACGACTTGATAAAGGAAAAACTTAATCCCTACAACAAGGCTTCAATCGGAGAAACAGCCATAAAGACGGAAACGGGGAGTACGCTTCATGTACGCGGTAAGGATTCAATGATTCGTGGTTTGCACGTAGGAGCTTGCTTGTGTGACGATATGCCGGACGAAAGCTCTTTATATTCGGACGAACAAAGAGAGAAACTGAAAGAACTTTTGAAGGGTACAATAGAGCCGATTGTGGAACCGTACGGTTATTTCCTTGTGACTGGCACACCCTATTCTTCCGCACCGAACGAATTGTACCAAGTATTGAAGGCAGACAAGCGTTTCTATTGCTTTGAATATCCGATATTGTTTCCAGATGGTAGACCGCTTGCATCGGACAGATACACGTTTGAACAGATATTGGATAAAAAAGAGGAGCTTGGAACGATTGTATTTAATCGTGAATACTTGGTGGTTCCTATCAGTGACACGTCAACGATATTTCCGTATGAATATCTGATGCGGAGTATTATAGGGATGGAAACGATACGTTTTGCGTCAAGTATAGATGATTTCCCCTTCAAGCTTACAAGAGTACATATAGGTGTGGATTTTGCGGTTTCCGGTAATATCGGAGCGGATTATACGGTGTATTCGGTATGGGGAAAAGATGCGATGGATAACTACTATCTGTTGTATTATTACCGGAAACGCGGTATGTCGCATAACGAACAGGTAGATAAGATTGTACAGCTTGACAGGCTTTTCCACTCTAATAAGATACGGTGTGAGGCTAACGGTTTCCAGTCTATACTATCCGGGCTGGCAAAGGAAAGAGGACTTAAGAACATAGAACCATTCACCACAACGGAAGGAAACAAGAAAGACTTATATACCGGATTACCTTCTTTATCCGCAATGTTTGAAAGAGGTCAGATAAAATGCCCTTATGCGATGGGAGAAACGAGGCAGGCGGTTGACTTGATGTTCGGTGAATTTTCCTCTATTACGTTTAGAAGTGATAACGGGAAACTGGAGGCGGCAAGCGGTCACGATGACATCTGCATGTCCAGCTTCCTCAGTATCAACAGTTTACGTGAAGACGATAAAGAAGTACAAGTAAGTGTAGATTTGATATAATGTTAATCTTATGTTAAAAGCACATAAGCACTTGCGTATCTCATAACATAATCTTATCTTTGCAATGTGAGAAAGAGATAAACGAAAAGTCAAACAAATTAAAAAATAAGATTATGAAAAAGGATTTGGTAAAGACGGCTTTAGGATATAGATGTTTTCTATCTATTGAGGAAATTGAAGTGACAGACCCTAAAGACAAAAAGGAATGTAAGGAGTTCGAGGAATTTAACTATTTTACAACTATTAAAAAAATAGCATTGAAGTACACCGACAACAAGCTGTTCCACGAGATAACAAACCGATTGATTGAACTTGATAAGGTGGATTTGACAGAAGAAGAACATGCAGAAAGACAAGCGTTAATTACATTGTCTCAATATTTTAGGATTAAGTTTTGATTTAATCGATTAATAGCGTATATTTGTAACGTATATAACATTTTGTGATTATGGAGGATAAGATAATTAAGATTAAGGGACATGAATATAAAATGTCCTTCCCTACAGTAGGACAATATTACGAGATTGAAACTCAGAAGCAGTTTTTAGGTCGTGGATATTACAATACCTTGTTGGGAAACAGAACGCAGGCTGCGGCTGATGCTTTAGATATGATAGATATTGAAGCGACGCTTACAGTAATGTTGCCCGATTTGCTGGCAGATATGAAAGTGACTTCTTTCAAACAGCTTGGTATTAAGGACTATGTAGAGGTAAGGGATATTTACAACAAGGAGGTTTTGCCCTTTATTAAAGAAGTTGAAAAAATGATGAACCCCAACCGATAAGAGTATTCGAGCGAGAATCACTATAGTTTGAAAGTTTAGTTATTCAAAGAGTATAGGGGTGTAGTCTGTTACGGGTTATGCCCCTATTTTGATTGATTTTGTATGATGGAGCGAGATAAAAAGGAAGATTTCAGAACGTTTGTAGTCAGATGGAATAATAAATTTCCGCTTGATAGATGGTACAGAAAGAAACATAACATTGCTTTTATGTCCGAGGAACACAAGAAATGTTCTTTTTTTCAACAACTTTTCGAGTTCGAGGAAGACCGGATGTTCAAGCAGGCTTTGGAGGACGAGGAAAAGAAAGTTGAATATGTTCCGAATATCGGTGAATGGCTGAAAGATTCCTATGACGAAATGGTAGACCAGGAAACCGATACCAAGGAAATAACGCAAAGTCAGATTGAGGCTTTCCGTGAAGAAATGGCGCGGATGGCTGAATACGAGGAAAGCCAAAAGAATAAGGAGTGATGGCAGAAGACAAGAGGATTAGGATTGCGGCCGATACCACACCGCTAAGACAGTTGAGAGAAGAAGCGGTTTCTTTGTACCGCGAGATAAACCAGACTTCCATGCAGAGCGCACAGGAAGCCGATAAAAGCATTTCACAGCTACGGGAACAACTTGCATTGATGGAAGACCGTAACGAGCTGGAAAGGCTGTTACTTGACCTTAAAAGACAGTCTGCCGCCATTGATGCAACCACAATACAAAAACCGTCTCCTATGCCGGAAAGACCGATAAGGAGACAACCGCCTACAGAAGAACTTCCAAGACCGGAACAACCTACCATAGACCCCGAAACCGGGTCTATTACATGGGACGTGTCACCAAGAAGAAAAGAGGAACCCGTACAGCCGGAACCAAGACGGAAAGAACTAATACCGGAAACGGATGTAGAAGAACCTTTGCTTACAGAAGAACTGGAAGAAAGACCAGTGCCAAGAAGAAGGAGAAGGAAAGTCCAGGAACCTATACCGGACGTTGAACCCATCATAGACGAGGAAACGGGTTCTATGACATGGGACTTGACACGGAAACCGCAAAGGGAAAGAGTTACCCCTATAGAAAGAGGTACGGAGGAAGAACCGACAACAAAGGAAACACAGAAGGAAATATTAAGGGAAATAAACAGACACGTCGAAAATATAGACGAATCCGTTACGAACGTTGATAATTCCAAGAATTTCCAGGATAACAGCGAAAACAGAACGGACAATTCACGGCATACGGAGAATATAACCGAAAATGTCGTGAATATTGAAAAGAATACCAAGACAATAACGGAGAACACAACCGCTATAAAGGAAAAGGGTAATTTAAATGCCGTTTCCGAACAGTCAAACAGACCTCTGTTAAGGGAAGATGACAGAATACAGAGAAGACCGGAAATCACGGATAATGGACAGACGGAAATCAAGTTTTCTGACGAGGGGATAATACGTGCCATTACAAGACTGGGAGCGGTAACGGATAACATAGGACGTGACGTCATTTCCGCTTTGAGAGGACTTGAAAAAGGGTCGGGTGAGGAAAATCAAAAAACCAGTATTACCCGTTACCTGGAAACTATTGCAAATTCTGTATCTGTTATAGAAGACAGTGCAGAAAACATATTGGAAGAAATGCAGAAAGCCACTTCCGGTTCGGGTTTCGGAGGTGGAACAGGGACACTTGGAGGTATTGTACCACCTACCGGAAGCACGGGTGGAATAGGAGGACTAAATATATTCGGAGGAGGATTAAAAGGAATATTGGGCGGTCTTGGAGGTTTAGCGGCATTCAATACCGCTAAAAACGTATTGTCAGAAAGATATTTCCGGCAGCAGGAATTTGAAGCACGTTCTCAATACCAGGGAACAGTGGAAACGGCCGCAAATTATACACGGTTACAAGCCGCTAACCAGGCAGATGCTTTTAGATGGATTCCTCTAATTGGTGATACGATAGCGAAAAGCATAGAATTGCCAGCACAGCTTGCAGCAGAAAAGATGATGGCAACTTTCGGGAAATATGCGGAAGGTGAAAGACGCGTTATCCCGTATGCACAGGTTATGGGTGTATCAGCCGGGGAAGCTTTCAGACAAGCTGGAAGGGAAGGAAGTTATGCGGCTGAATCGCTTGGTATGGATTATGCTTCATACCTTGGAAGACGTGCCGAATTGATACGTGCAGGAGGAGGACGTTTTGTCGGTGGCAATGAATACGACCCGTATGCAGTAAGGGAAACGCAATCTGTTATGGCTGCTGAAAGATTGTTCGGATTGTCGCCTAATGCGGTCAACCGTTTGCAGGGTGCAATGAGGTTCGGAGACCAGGATTCGGGTACCGGGGCTTCTGCAATTATCAGAGAGTTCGAGCAGGCAATGAAAAATTTAGGCATTCCGTTTGAACAGATAGCCTCTACAATGGAAGAAAGTTTAGATACTTTCGTTACACAGTCCGACCAAATTCTTTCAAAGCGAGGTGAGTTTGACGCAAAGGAGCTTGCAGCGATGTTTAGCGGAATACGCCAGGCAACCGGATTGCAGGGGAGACAGCTTGAAAGGGTACAACAAGCATTCACTGGACAAGGAATGTCAAAAGACGAGGTGACGAATGCAATGCTTGTACGGTCTATCCAAGAAGTTATGCCGGACAAAACATCCTATTCGGAAATCCAGGAAGAACTGGAAAAGATACGTGCAGGAGCGGCAGACCCCGAAGTTATGGAAAACTTCTTGAATAGGGTTGTAGAACGTACCGGGGGAGGTTCTGAACAGTTACGTTTGGCAATGTCCGAAATATTCCCTAATTTGTCTTGGAATGACATCAATTCCACGATACAAAAGGATAGTGACCCATCTAAGCTTGTGAGCAATCTGTTTGACTTGTATAAACAAGCAAGCCAAAGGATTAGGGAAACTCCTACAGAAGCTTATGATAGGGACGCAGCACGAAGGACTGTAGGCACAGGGGAAACTATTTTGGCAAGTGATATGAACCGCCAGATGTCGGAAGGAGCCAATATTTTAGGGGAGATTAGAGATTTGGTGAGAGAAATAAACGACAGAGGTAAAAAGGTTGCTGATATGGAGTTGGAGGTTCCGAAAGAGAAGATAATTCAGCAATCTGCCACAGGAGGAAGCGGTTTAGTCAATATGAGTACAGTAAGCGGAGGAGTGGATGCCGGACGAGCTATTTCTCAATGGTTTAAACGCGCTTTAGACGAGTGGGCAAGAGAAAGAGTTAACGGTGTGTCGGAAGCAAATAAAGTGATACAGCAAGAACGATGAAAGTAAATATATTTAACATACAGAGCTATAAGTACAATGTAGAACCCCAAACGTTTATAGACGATTGGCAAAAGGGATTGGGACCAGATACACCGGAAGCAAAGAAATTATCGGTTCCGGAATTTATGGATGTGGTAAACGAGATTTCCAAAATTTCAAACCTGGACGCCATTTGGGCCACATACGACGATTGGGAGAAAGAGAAGTACAAGAACGAGTATTCAAACAAGAATTTGCCGTATATCAAGCCGAATACTCCGCTTTCCTTCCCTATAAAGGATTCTCCTTTGCTCATACAAAAAGCGTCAAAGAGCGATATGTTCATGAAGCAACGCGATTTTTCGGCTTATTGGTCTGAAAATTTGACAAAGCTTCTACAGGATAAGGAAGGATATGTAGCTGACAATGTGGTTGCACTGGACGAGGAAATGTCGGTAAGGACAAAAGTACAACCTATAAACATTAAGGTGTGGATATACTGTAAGGCTATAAACAAGGTTGTGGATGTAAGCCAGTTCGTCAATACATGTTCTACCGACAAAGGATTCAAGAACGGCACGTTTTCGATTAACATAACACCCTTCAAGGATGCCAATATGTCGAACGTGTACGGTGCAGGATATTATGATATATTCCCAGTTGTAACCCCTAAAGGATATGATTATAAATCCTATCTTGAAAAAGTGGTACAGATAAACGACATAGTGTTTATCCGGTTTGAGCGGCTGAGACTGGAAGGAAGTTCGGACAGTGAAAATGCCAACGATTTGTTTGTACCGTTGAACAAGCTTGCCAATAACGGGCCGGACTATAATGTTTGGGATATGATAGGTTTTGTAGACAGCGTAATGGAGACCTATTCTTCGGAAGACAATTCAAAGAGCACTGTCATAAGCGGTCGCGACATTGTAAAAATGTTTGTGGAGGACGGAAGCTACTTCATACCGCTGGAAAATGTCAATGATACTATACAGAACTGGCTGTTAAGGAAAACGGGTGGCGTATGGAACGGACGTAATGTGTTCGGTGGTGAGTATCAGTTTGTATGGAATTTGGGATACAAAACAATAAATGAATGCATTTGGTTTATTATAAACATAATGTCTTCTATCGGAGTTTGCAGCGATGAAGTGTTTTCTTCATGGGGCGACAAGCGGATAACGGCATACAGCATTCCGGGGCAGCAGGATTTGAAGGTAAGGGGGATATGGCAGATTGTCAAGCTACAGGTGTCCGGGGATATAATGGAAAGGATTGTGACAGATACGGGGCTGGGGAACCCGAACGGAACACTGATGCAGTACATGGAGCGTATTTGTCAATATCCTTTGACAGAATTTTTCTTTGACACCTATATAAACACGATTGATGTCATTGTAAGACAGCCACCGTTTACGGAGAAGGCGATAAAAGATGCCTTCAAGTCGGAAAACTATATTACGATAACACCGGATAATGTAATATCGTATAATCTGAGTTACGACCCACGTGTTTATACTTGGTTCCAGTTACACGCACAGAATGCACAGGTAGGTGGACGTGATAAGCCGGGATTGGCTTTCGTTCCTATTGTGTACCTGGAAGAATATGTGGAACGATGGGGTAACAGGAAAATGGATTTCGTGGATATGTACTGTATTCGCATGATACAGAACGGGGCAGAAAATCAGAAGATATTTTCTACTTACCAAGCAACAATGCTGAATGACTTGATTTACCTTGTTGAAAGCAACATGTATGTACCTTTTACCCGGTGCGGAACGATAGAGATAAACGGGGACAGACGTATAAAAGTGGGAACCTTTGTGCTGAACCAAAGTACGAACGAGTTTTTCTATGTGACGAATGTAACCAACACCATATCATTTAACCGTGACGGGGTAGATAGGCGTACTGTTTTACAGGTGGAAAGAGGATTTTATGTACCTATACTTAAAGGAAATCTGATGGAAGCGGTAAAAAGAAACGACAATTCGGTTTCTGAAAAATCAGCGTCCGGATTTACACCCGATTACTTTAAGTTGGTGGACTTAAGCGGTTTGAGACAGAAGGCGAAGGAAGCGGAAAGCGGACAGATAACATCCTACGACAACCCGACTGTTGACAAGCAGCAATTTGACTATTTTTTGAACAGGAAATATTTCGGAGGACTTGAATAATGGCAGGAGGAGAACCAAGAATAAGCAGTAACAATTTGCCGCCTATAATGAAGGGGTATATAATGATACCCACGGATGTAGGCAGGGAAGCGTATATAGATACGGTATTTAGGACGAATATAGTAGCCGTGATGATGGAAGGCGGTATATTCCGCAATGACGCACGCATTACCAACGAGGCTATCAACAATATATGGTTTCCCGAAAAACCGGGTGAGAAGGGATGCCAGGTAATGATAGCGAGCAGCGATTTCCTTAACCAGCCTACAGTCATAGGCACCTTTATAGGCAATGATGAGGTTCCGGCATGGAGCGAGGATGTTATACGGATGAAAAAGCAGGTGGAAGGGGTAACTATGTCTATGACGATAGACCCACGTAACCAGGAATGGAACATGAACCTTACCTCTATAGATAAGCCCGTAAATTTCAACGTTACATTAGGAGGCAATGAAAAACATAAGATAAGATTGCAGAGTTCGGGGGAAGCCGAGATAGTGGCTTCCAAGAAGGTGAAGGTAACCGGATATAATGAAGTCATTGCGGAAGTCGTTAATGTGGTCGAGGATGTGAAAGAAAAGGATAAGGAAATAAGGCGTTTTACTATGAATATGGAGGGGGTTAATTTTACGTGGAAGACCCAGGACAAGACAACCGTAATAAAGGCAGACCCTAACACTGTGGACGTTAATTTCCACGACGGGAAAAGTCATATGACTATAGATGATAATGGTGTGGTATTGGGCTATGATAACGATACGGAAATGATACAGTTGACGCAGAACCTAATAAAGCTTATGACCGGACAGAAGGTCAATATAAACAATGCGAAGGAACCTTTAACACTGGCGAACACTTTGATACAGTTATTGAATAATGTGGAGAACCAGATAATGACATTAAAGAACGCATGGCAAACAGCGCTTGCAGGTTCGGGGGCGATGGATGGAGGTAAAGCCGGATTCGGTGCCGGGGTCGGTGCGGTAGCGGCAGTCAACCCGTTGCAGTTTGATGGAATAAAAAGCACCGTAACTTTTTCGGATTGATAATTATTTCGTATTTTTGAAAACGATAAGAAAAGATTATGGCAAACGTCGCGCAGGCAGCAATACAAAAAGCAGGGTCTTTGATAGAGACGGCTGGAAGAGCTATATTAGCATCTCAATTTCCGAATGATTTTGAGGTGTATCTCTGTACACTTGAACTGGCAGATTCAAAGAACAATACGATAGATTTTTTCACATTCCCTATTACCCCGAATGCGATAAGCAAGACGGAAGCGAAGAGGGAAAATATAAGGAACACGGCAGGAGGCGTAACGGTATTGTCTTCTCCTACCTTTGTACCACAGGACATTACAATAAGAGGCGATTTTGGACGAACATTTAAATTGCTATTGTCGCTTGGTGGCGGTGCGTCAAGTCTGGCAGGAGCGGCCTATAGTTTATCAGCCGGGAAATGGAGTTTGAGCGATATTTCGGGTAAAAATACGAACTCCTTAAAGTCGGCTTCGTTCGACCCCTCTGTTAAGAACGGATATGGATGTACGAAAATATTACAAGCTATCATATCAAAAAGTAATGGTGTGGATAAGGACGGTCTGCCATTCCGTCTTTACTTCTATAATATGGCTTTGGGTGAGAGTTATTTGGTTGTTGTGCCTCCTACCGGGCTTGTACTGAACCAAAGTTTACAGCGCAACATGATATGGGAATATTCGCTTACAATGACAGCGATAGCCCCTATAGAAGCGGTGGCAGGAGAACAGAAAGCAAAAACAGCACTTACTAAAATTTGTACGGCTGCTGCAATACAGAAAGGTGTTAATGATTTGGCGGCTTCACTTGCAGCTTTGTTATAATAAAGGAGGTTAAAGGATGGACGCAGTAATGGAAACGGCATACGCCAAGTTCAAAAATATTACCGGGTATAACATAAAACAGTTCTTCCAAAATTATGTTGATTTTTGTAACAATTACTATGCTTACATAGTGGATTATTACCAGGGAGGAGAGATAAACGCACAGTCATTCTACGAACTTGACAAGATGATAGCGCAAATCAATATTGTAGAGCCTATGTTCCAACTCCATGAAAATAAGTTGGACGATATTTCTATGTGGGAAATATTAGACAACTTTTCGGAAGTGGAAACAAAGATATTGACAATAAAAAATTCTGACAGATGGTTAAGAAGTGCAACGCTTGGAAGACAGAACACCCTACAGCTTGACAAGCAGCTAAGGACAGGCGAGACGTTCGAGAATGTAGCGGAAGAAATTGCAATGACAGACCCGGAAGACGATTGGACTTCTATAACCACACCGCAATACATTATAGAAGAGGACTATAAGGCAGGACAAGGAAGCAATACATTTGCAGTCAATCTTCGGAATGTCGGTGTGAATTATGTGGATAATGTGGTAGATACATTGGTAGGTGAGAATGTGTTAGGCAAAGACATAGATACCGAATTCGAGTTTAAGAATGACGATTTGAAGGTGAAGAAATTCGGTAGTTCTATGGACCAGGCGTTAAAAATCATATTGGAGGCTCTGAAAGGCTGTATTCCGGAATTCAAGGATTATGGTTTGCCATCCGATTTTATCGGACAGACAACGAACGCAATACAATATCCGGTGATATTTAAGGCTCTTATGAACATGTTCCAAAGGGATAACCGATGGGCGAGTGCAGAGCTTTTGGATTTGGTAAAAAAAGAAGACGCGGTATTTATGAAGGTAAAGGCTACAACCGTGACGAGAGAAGATTTTGTTATTAATGTTCCTATTTAA